TCCAAAGGGTGTCACAGGAATTACATTTGTGGGTAAGCTTCCTCCCCACATCCGCCACCGAAACCAAGAAGAGGGAAGAAAAAGTAAAATACTACCACATGGAATGTACAAACATGAGAAGTGCGGAAAAGGAAATCTCTGATCTGATAAAAATAGTGCAGGGACTATGAGAAAGACAGCGTAAATTTCATCAGGTAATAAAAAGTTCACCCCACGGATCAGTTTTCGTGGGGATTTTTTATGCCTTGTCGGGGGAGGGAGACAACACTACGCCCATACCGTTTAAATATCTTGGGAGGGGGAATACTTACCCTCAAAACCCCCCGGGCCTCGCCGACTTTTCCGCATACCCCCGCCAAACCGACAAACAAACGGAAAACCGAAACCAAAAACGATACCCACCCCCTACACTTTTTTGGGATTTATTTGGACAGTCTCCCTCCCCATGCCTAAGCCACTTACCCATCTTCCCCTTTATCTTATCCATATGTTCATGTGTACTTCGTTTGGCTGTATCTTATCAGATTGGTATGTATAGGTAATCAATTGCGGGCGTTTGGTGAAGCATTTCTTTTAACGTTCGTTAACTATATATTATTTGGTGGCTACCGTGTGTTGCCGTATCTTTACCATAGTTCTTTGAGAGATAGGTATAGGCATCATAAGCTACTAGATACGTTAACTTTAATTAACGTTTTAAAGTTTGGCGGTAACGGAATAAGCCCTATATTTGTATAGGTGAAAGGGAAGCCTTAAGGGGCTGCGAATAAGTACCTTTCCTTATAAGTTCTTTGGATTATGGTACAAACGGGGCGGGGATGTTTTAACACAAGTTAACATCCAAAAAGTTGTAAAGTCCGATAATGTTTGTACCTTTGAATAGACGCCGGCAGAGTGGTAAAATGTACGAAGCCAAAACATAGCGTCAGCCCAAACGGAGGCACTCACGGTCTAAGCAATTCCTTAAAATTGCGTTACGTCGCGACATTGCCGGGCAAAAATGATAGTTCGTTGACATATTTGCAAACGCTAAACAAGCCATCGACGGCTGGATGAAATGTAAAAGTTTCGTTTAAGTTCGGGGGAATGCGTACCTTAGTTTGGGGTACAGACCTAGTGACATAGGTAATTACAGGAAAATTACAACTTGTCAGTGTTCTAGGGTTTATATGCCGCCTACATTCCGGGGCGGGTATATTCAGAACGGATAATATAGAGATTTTTGGTAAATTTAAATTTACCCTATTCACAAATTTATCACGTAACTAATAGGAATGCATTGTGGCCTTAAGAGGCGCGACATTGCAAACATAACCCCGTAAATCATTGGATTGGTTGCGGGGGCTAAAAACATCTTTCACAGCCAGCCCAGGGGGACGGATACAACCACAAAATTGTAACGTCCCCTTTTCTTTTTGTAAAACATTCTAAAACATAAATTTATGAAAACAAAATATAAAGATTGGACTTTAATAGATTGGGACGGTAATAAGTCATTAGGTTATAAATGCTACAGAAAATCATTTAGGCATGGGTATGTATCCATAGGCGTGGGAGAGTTCAGAAATATCGTATTTTCTTATGGAAATAATAGTGAAGATTCCATGAGTTCTACCCGTTGGGGTAAGGACAGGATACAAACAGAACAAGAAGCCATGCAAATGGTTGATAGTAATAATGGAAGGTATAAATAATTCTAAGTTATGAAACAACAGGACATAAAAACTATCGACATACAGGCAAAGGAATGGTTTGACAAGGTAAATGGTAACAGCTACTTCGCGGCCTTGGTAACCTTGAATTTTGGAATGCCCGGCGAAAAACAGATTAAACTCCCCTTCCAATATGGATATGGCAACCAATATGAGCAGGAAACACTTGCGGAACTTCAGGAACAACTTATCTTACCTTACTTTGATGAGGGTAACCATATTACTTTGCTATGGAAATGGTGTAAGGATAACAACGTCATATACAGGCACTCAAAACAGACAAACTGTAAAAAATCTGAACTTAAAAACATCTAACAAATGAGGACGACAAATAACCAGATACAAAGCGTATTTAAAATGTTAGCCAGTGAGGCGGGGTTACCCATTTCAAAACAACAGGCGATAGACGAGGGTAGAAGCCATTACTTAGATATTGAGTATCAACGTTACTACGGGGGTTATCGCCTTATAACGGTCAGGGTTGAAAACGGTGGGCATAGTGGGGCGTTCAATGAATCGGATACGATACCATGCGTAAAGGCAAACGAGTTCTACAACAAACTTAATGCAATGTATAATACCCTTGTGTGGGCTAAACAAAATAAATCATAGGACTATGAAAAAATACATGCTACATGTACTGTTAAGTACCTGCACCGATCCAGACTACGCCACCGTATATGCCAAAAGTGAGCAGGAAGCCGTGAACATCGTTGAAGCCGATAACGCCGCCGTGTTGGAAGTCATAGAGTTAAACACAAAATTACGCTTGCTATGATTGAAATCGAACAACAGGGCATTGAGTTACTAAAATCCGCCGGGTTTGAGGTTGAAGTGCTGGGCGGGTACTTTCAAGTCAGAAAAAACACTATCAATTTTTTGGGACTCAAACAAAGCATACTACTGACTGACGTACAGTATCTAGTGACCGACATCATAATGGAATACGCCTATCGGGAAGGCCTTAAAGACGGGGAGAACAGGGTAAGGAACGCATTAAATAAGATATTGAACCCATGAACAAAGAACTAAGTTTTGAATTTCGCGCCTTTATGGATAGCGTGGAGATAACTGAAAAACCATTAGGCTACTATATAAGCGTACAGACGGACGCAAAAACACAAAAGATTACCGATACCTCGCTACGGAAAACTTCGGAGCGTGGAGCCACCTTAATGAATCTTTTGGAAGCCGAGGGCAAAAACGGGCAGGAAATAGCCCAATTTTTGGTTGACAAGGTTTATATGCTGGAAATTCCCGTGTATAAAACCGATGAAGCCGTAATATAGTTTATTTTTGGACGTGCCGTTAATAGTAGCTTTGGTTAAAATTGTACATCGACGGAGTAAAAACAATTAAATACTGATAGTTTATGAAAAGCATAGTAGAAAATAATATTTTGATAGCCGAGTTTATGGGAGGTAAACTTAAAAACGGTACTTATTCCATAGAAGGCAAGGAACGTAGGGAAATGGACGTATCCGCAATCTATTGGAATGACGACCATACCCCGGAGCAATTGGAATATGATGTTTCATACGATTGGCTCATGCCCGTGGTTGAGGAGATTGAAGGTCTAGGCTATGCTGTTGAAATAATAGAGACCTATTGTCTAATCAGTAAAAGAAATGATTTATCAATCGCAGATAACGGAGGCGGCGATTTTACAAAACTATCGGCCGTTTATAAATCAGTAGTTGAATTTATCAAATGGTACAACACAAATACAGACAAATCATGAAAGAATTTATCGTACTACTTGCAATCATGTTTTTGAGTGGTGCATCCGGTGCCCTGTTACACCATAATCTAACCGCCGCCAAAGAAACAAAAGCTACCCCGAAACCTGACTATTACATCGATATGTCAAAAGGTTACATAAAGATGTACAATCAAAGGGATAGACTAATTTGGTCAGGACAATTTGACGAAAATTACCCCTCACTTGAGGAAGCCATACTAAAAGACAACTTATGAAAAAATCAGAATTTTTACAGGCCGTAAAAGTGGAGGCAACCCATCTCAGGGAATATGCCACCAAAACAGAAAAAGAAAGACTATCATTTGCATGTCTCCGGCCTTCAAACATAAGTTCTTGTATATATGGGCAATTGACCGGTAATTGCTCCAGCGAGAGGGCAATAGAATTGGCACCCAAAATTTTAGATACTTGGGAGAGTATAAACATTGGACCATCTGAATCAATACCTTATGATAATTTCAAGGATTTGAAGGTAGAAAAAGGAAACTACTACACCGCTTTGGAAATATACATAATGACCAAGGGCAGCAAACGCAAAAAGTTGATAGAATTTATAAAGGGTGAGACGGACACGTTTAACCCCTAACAAATACAATCTTAAAAAATATAGAAATGAGAACGGACAAAGAACTAATAACCCTTTTGAGGGATACGTTTAAGGAATACGGGGGCAAGTGGTGCTACCATGGCATAAGTGATTCAGAATATGAAAGCCTGTGTTTTTTCACGGCACGGATGCGGTGTGACGTCAAAATATTTGACTGTGTAGAGGAAATAAGGGCAGATAAGTTGGTACACACCCTGAAGCCCCGTAAAAAAGATAATGCCCCTTATTTTTACCCACTCAACGAACAAGGTTACAAAAACCGCCTTGAACTTTTGGATAAACTCATTAAAAAATTAAGCTGATGGATGTAATATTCAAAGAGGTAGTAAACAACTTCACAAATATGAAAAACTTACATATAGGGATAGGAAAACTTGTACCCAAAAAGTTGAGGCTCTCCGTCTACAAAGATACCTTGGCACTTTTACTTAAAGGCAAGGGGTGGGACAACGGCCTGTGTATGGAACTACCAAAGGTTTTGTGGGGGTTGTCTGAGGACGACTGTAGTTTGAGGGGTATGTCCTATAAGCGTACTTCCGAAATGTTCCCCGAACTAAAAAAATTCCTTAGACAAGTTGACCCAATAACCTGGCCTGACGAAGTTACCCAAAAACAGAGAATAAAATTCCTTCGTGAAACCATTAAACAAATGGAAAAACCCGCCGCAACAAAACCAAAAGCACAAAATAACAACAAGGCTACCTTATGAAAACTTACGAAATAAACATAAAAGGTTCCGGAACAAGGGAAGAGATAAGAAACGCCCTACTTAAACTTACGGACGCCCTCCAGCACAAGGAACTGGAATTACACCAAACTGAATGGGAAGACGAAACCCTGCACACGACCATAAACGACCTTGAAACAAACCCACCTTATAGGGTAACCGACCTGGCCGACAAACTGACTATACCCCAAATTAAAGCCCTTACCGGGTTAGACTGGGAAACATTGTATAGAATGGCACAAGCCGACCAATACATCCACCTAAACGCCGAAGAGGCACAAAAATACGGATTATGAAAAACCTAAGATTCAGATACGACAAACCCCTAACAAAAAAGCAAAGGTTAAAAGTTTACGGGGAAGCCCTGGAATATATCCAGACAAACCGAACACACGGCCTTTGCTTATTATTGGTTGACTTATTCTACGGAGTGGAACATCAAATAGGAAATATAAGAGATGTTTTGAAATTTAGTGACGTAGAATATATCAGGCACTCAAAAATCATGTTTCCCGAATTTGGTGTGTACATGAAAAAGGTAAACACTTTGTGCCTAACACACGATGAAAGAATTGAATTTTTGGAATCCGCCATAAAAGACCTAAGCGAATGATACTATCACTGACAGTAAATGCAAACAAAAGGTATTCCCTACACTTGGGGTACGAAACCAAAACACACTCCCAATCACATTGGTTATATTTGATTGGGGAAGATTTGGAGGGAGGGACGGTAAGATATGCGGACTATATTTTCAGGGCGTTCCCTTCTCGTCGATACTTAAAATCTAAATAGTTGTAAATAAGCGTTTTAATTAGGAGGGGGTTTGATTATTTTTATATGTGCCGAGAAAATAGTTTAAAAATATAACATATTGATACTGAAAAGGTTTATTAACTTGTGTAAACTAGCGGGAAAGACAGTCTCAAACTGTATAGTTTACTTTTTGAATGAGGTTAAAGTAAAAGTTTATCTAAAATTCGTAACTTATTGATAGAAAGGGAAGTAAAGCCCCAACACAAAGCCCTAAGTAGTCCAATAAGACAACTTTTTAACATCTACCCCCCACAAAACAGACGGGTATAAACCAAAAACCCCAACAATTTTAACTTTAAATCAAATTATCATGGTAAACGGATTCCCCACAAAACGTAAGTATGTCATCCAATTTATCGAGGGCATCGACCCTTTCACCAGCACAGAGCATTTACTTGATATTCTTGACTCGATAAGCGGAAAAGACCCGTACGAGTATCACAATGCCATATCCGAGAACATGGACGCTATTCTGGACCTCCGCGTTGGGGAGACCCTTTCAATGGGTTTTAATAGGGATAACGAAGAAAGTAAGGGACAGATAAAACGGATTGCTTAATCGCATACAAATATGGCAACTATTTCAATCAGGCTATACCACAGGGACGAAGAAAATCCCCTGCACGTCTCCAAAAACCTGAAGGAGATGTGGATTCACTGTAAAGATGGGATAACGGATTATAAGGGCTACACCCTGGAACAATGGGCGGATGGTGATATGGAGACCTTATGTTCCCTAAGTTACCTTATGGCTACGTTTAAGGTCTGGGGTAGTCGTAAGGATAAAAGATGACAAAGTGATAACCATACCGCTCACCTCAAAGGAGGGGTGCAATTGCCTCATTAAAAGTGAAAGCAGGTTCTTTAAGGACGGATGGTTCTGCAACAGCTACCACATAAGCACGATAGAATACGCAAAGGACAATTTCTTTGGAGTGTATGACAACCCACGATTGGTGGACGAAGCCTTGAAGGAACTGAAAAAATATATGGGCGAAACATTTAACCTTAAAAGAAATGACAATAAAACTGAAAATAGGGGACGACGTAAAACTGTACAACGGAACAGAGGGAACGGTGACGGAAATCTATAAATCGACCTACCGCCTACAATTGGGTAACTACCTTTGCCACCTACAGGACGTAAGCCATGTAAACGGGTTAGAGATTGAAGTAAACGATAAATATTTAACGTTATGAAAATGATAGAACTAAGCGAAGTGGAAAAAACCATAATCCTTTACTGTAAGGGACACCTGCGGGACGAATATCCTTCAAGGAGTGAATGGACGGAATCTTTCAAGCCCCTGTTCAAAAAAATCTATGGATGGGATGCGGATGAGTTTTATAATGACTATCTTTACTGTCTTTTCCAGAAACTGTTCAACATCTACATGAAGATACGGGATTGGAAGGGGACGCCGAACTATGACATAATCGAGATATTCGGGGCATCTTTTTCACAAACCTTCATAAGGACACAAGAATTACCCATAGAGAGGGCGATAGCTCAGCTTTGCGGACAGATAAGTTGTGTGACCGTAGTAGAAAATGGGGTTGAGAGGTTCGACTTAAACTTAAAAGAGAAATCATGAAAAAAGTAATGGATTATTTGACGGGTTTCCACAATATCCCCATGTTAGCCGACGCTTCAAAACCTATGGGCGTGAGGACGGTCAATGCGGATTACCTTGACATCCCAAGAAAAGAGGACTACGTAAACGAAATAGCCGTCCAACGTAAAAGTCTGGAAGGCGTATTAGACTCCACCGACATCATAAGGGACACTTTTAAAAAGTAACCCTAACATAATTTTAACACAGATGCCTGTTGCAAGTAAATAAAACATGTTTATCTTTGTGGAGCAATAAAGAAAGAGACGAAAAATTTCTTTGGCATGAACAAAAACATTCGGAGATATCTGATAGACGGAACGGAAATATTATTGCAGTCGGAATACGAGGAACTAAAAAGAAGGGGAATAAACTACAGTTTTGAGGAACAGGTTGCCATGAGGATTTACAGGAGTTACTGGCACGTATTTTCTGCCAACTATGTAACGATAGGCGATGTATCGTTCTCCCTCAAAAACGAAGCCGACCTAAAAGTCCTGGAGACAATAGTTGGGATGAACATTAAAATATTGGGAGGAAGTAAGTGATGCAAATGGCCGGCAAAAGCGTGTATTCAATACTTGAAATGATGGGCATAGTTTCCCTCCCGACACATTAAACAATGTTATTCCTTGGAGTGGAGCTTATATCCACATAATAAATGGTAGCAAAGGCGGTCTGTACGGGTGCAAACTGGCAGAAACGTAAGAATGGGCTAACCCATGTAACCAATGTGAGAGTTAAAAAGTGTATCAGACGTGATTAGGATGAACCGTTTCACTTCTTGGAATAACATTGAAAACTAAAAAAGTTGATTAAAATTACCCTTGGTTCAACAATCTGTGCACAGATACAAGGGACGCATTAAAATATTGATAGGAGCAGCAGACACTGCATAAAAATTGGCCGAATGTCATCGATACCAAAACCTGTCAATACTCATTATACATGGATGCCGTGGGGCGAATTGGCAGAGGTGGATTATTGCGTAAGTACACATCCTTATATCCGAAAGGGTCATGGGTTCGAATCCCATATTCGTCTGGAAGTAAAATAAATCTTAAAGAAAGTAATGATGGATATAAGAAGGGAAGGCAGGAACACAAATGGAAAGTTAAAGTATCAATATCATGGGAAGAGGTTCCATATAAATAACATTTGAAACCAACCCGCCAATTGATGGAAGAAACCTTTGGAGATGGCACTCACCAAAAACAGCAAGGTTTTAGACATTCCAAGTCGTTTCTGTTGATTGGGTGAAGTGAATAGTAAGTAACATAACAGGCACCCATTTTAGTGGGTTTAAAGCTAATTGACCGTTTAGGTTTAAAGCGACATTAGGTACTAAAGCCGATGGGTGGTCATATTTACTTCATCACCTTGGAAAAGTGAGGGTTGGTTTCATTTATTATTTGATAGGGTTAACAAAATCGACCCAGTAAGGATAATCTGACGTTAAGATAACATGTAATGGTGATAAACGGTAGTAATACTGAGGCGGGTGATTATCTGAGTTAATAATTCTATCAAATTTGTAGGTTCCCTTTGAGGCGGAAGATTTATAAGTAAATAGGTAGCTAAACTATCTTGGTAGAAATACCATCGTCTAATGTAAGACAGCTTATAGATTACCTACATTTCCCGTCAGTCATTGGTTTGGTTGACGGGAGCAAAACAAAAAACACTTAAACAGTAAAAAATGAAAAATCTAAAAATTGAAATTCCCAACGGTTACGAAATTGACAAAGAAAAGTCAACATTTGAGAATATAGTATTCAAAGAAAGTAAAAAAGACATCTTTTCCCGTATAAGAGGATTGCAGGATGCGATACTTGAATTGGGAGAGAATGACGAAGCCGTTAAACAGTTACGTCTTTTGTATAGTGTACAAGGATTATCCCGTAAGATTGTAGCAGAACAAGAAATTGTTGTACAATGTAAAGCTTTGAATGAAGGTTGGGAACCAGACTTTACCAATTCGAGCGAAAGAAAATGGTTTACATACTGGGATTTAAGATCAGGTAAACCCGTTGTCAACTACTTCGGTGGCTACTACTCGGATTGTGACTTTTCGGCGCGCCTCTGTACTAAGAGTGAACCATTACAGAGGCACCTTACAAAGATTGCCTTTAACCAATTTGAAGAATACATACCATACTAAATAAGCAAGTCCCCCTCCCCCGTTGTCAACAACTTCAATGACTACAACTCGAATTGTAACTATTCGACGCACATCTGCGGTGATGCACCATTTACAGGAGGAAAACTTTACCTTAAAACGGTAGAAAATAACAAATAAAGCACTTAAAGACACATTGGTAGGAGTATAGTTCCGAAAATGTGTCAAAATACAGAGGCTTTGAAAAAATATGAAACGTATAGGCAACCTTTTTGAAAAGATAGTTGACATAGATAACATAAGAAAAGCGGAGATTAAGGCCAAAAGAGGTAAAGCCAAACAAAGGGGAGTAAAAAGACATCTGGAAAATAGGGAAGAAAATCTGTGGAAAATAAAGGCGATGTTGGAGTATAGATCATTCACTACTTCTCCTTACCACACCTTCACCATTTTTGAGGGTAAGGAAAGAACAATATCCTCACTCCCATTTTACCCTGATGGTATAGTACATCATGTAGTTCTAAATGTTTTGGAGCCTTTGTTTATAAAGACTTTCACGGCGGATACCTTTAGTTGCATAAAAGGAAGGGGTGTGCATGCAGCATCTTATAAGCTGAGGAATTACCTGAAAGACGCAGAAGGTACGAAATACTGCCTTAAGTTGGACATAAGAAAATTCTATCAGTCCGTAGACAAGAGTATATTAAAAGGGCTGCTCCGAAAAAAGTTTAAGGATAGGGGGGTTTTATGGTTATTGGATGACGTAATAGACTCTTATGAAGAAGGCTTGCCTTTGGGATCTTACACAAGTCAGTTTTTGGCTAACTTCTACCTCACCTATTTCGACCACTGGGTTAAGGAAGTTTTGCGGATAAAGTATTTTCAAAGATATTGTGACGATTTTGTAATTTTGTCAGACAGTAAGGAAGAACTTCATACGCGGTTTCAAGAAATCAAGAAGTATTTGGGGGACAACCTAAAACTGGAGGTTAAATCAAACCACCAAATATTTCCCGTAGAAAGTAGGGGTATAGACTGGGTAGGATTTCGACATTATCACACCCACGTATTACTAAGGAAGTCTATAAAACAAAAGTACAAAAAGAACCCAATTAAGATGAACCACAATTCTTGGTTGGCGCATTGTAATTCGGTAAATTTAAGGAATAAATATGAAAGGAATGTCACCAGACCAATACAATAAAGTGCTAAGTTTCATCCAACAACATCACAGATTTGGGTATATATCATCTGACGGTAGGAGTGAAGAAACAAAACAAAAATACCCGAACCTGCCAGAATATGGCTTCATGATTAAGTATATAGACAACTGCTATGATACAAGGTTTGGGGACGTGTGGAGCATATCTTTCAGGGGCATGGGAAATAACATAAATTTCAGATCCAACAGTGGTCCCGAAGTACCCTACGATAATCTCTACGATTGGGTCATGGGTTATTTAGGCGGGGATTGGGTTCCCACCAAAGAGCAGGCATTGGAAATGAAAATAAATTAACATAAAACAGTAAGATATGGGATTTTTTGGAAAATTGGTAAGTGCTACAGTAAAAACGGCTTTGACACCGTTGACAGTAGTCAGTGACACCATTAACGTTATAACGGGGCAAGAGCCTACGGACACGATCAGCCTTTTAGGTAGTGCATTGGAAGATGCGGTAGAGTCTTTGGAAGACCTCGCGGACGGGGACATGATTTAGATTATGAAAGATATACAAAACCTAAGTTTAGGTGACCTGCTGCTCTACGAAACAGACGACCTCACCAGACAGATAACGGTAGGTAAAAGCCACTTGGATTGGTTCAGGGATGATCCTTCAAGTTTCAGGTTGGTACATTCAAGGATACCCATTACCGAAGATTTGATTGGGGAGTTAGGGGGTACGGTCACTGAGGACGGGTACATTTTGGATGGTCTGCTGATAATCAAGTCCAAGGTATTTTTGGAGCAGTATGCCGTCTACCATAGCGGAGGTGTTGATTTCATAGTGTACATAGACGAATTACAAAAATTATTGACGAAATGAAATACAAATTAGTAGCTTTGTGGATACTCCTTTTTATAAAGGCGGCGTTATTCTTTGAATTCATGGTCAGCAGATCTTTTCCTTTACTCTTGACTTCTTTGACGGGGGCATTCCTTTTGGTATATTTCGTATTTTTAACAATTTTAACAGCAACACAAATAACAAAAACAGATGATTAGTACAATTATTATTTTAACAGGCTTATTCTCAGCTTTGGGAATACTATTCCTAAAACGTAACTCAATGTCAACAGTCACCACTAATTCAGGAGGCTACCAATCAAAAAAATTCAATGGTAAAGTATTGTTCACGCCTTTACTCGTATTTTTGATTACCTTCGTAGGCGGATTGGTACAACCTTACTCCGTAGAAAAGGTTGATGCGGGATTCACGGGCATCAAAGTCAATTTGGTGGGCAACGACAGGGGATTATCGGAGTATACCTACAAAACGGGTTGGGTGGTTTACAACACTTGGACGGAACGTATCTACGAATTTCCTACCTATCAACAACACATCGAATACGGTGACCAGACAATCATTACCAAGGGAGGCTTCGGATGCACGATTAAACCAACTTTCAACTATTCCTTGGTTCCTACGGCGGTCGGTGACATGTTCATGAATTTAAGATTACCGGTAAAAGAAATCGAACAGGGTTGGTTGAAAACTGCCATCGTGGGTTCCGTGAATGACGTGGCAAACCATTGGCCCGTAGATTCCGTATTCAATAACCGGTCGGGATTTGAGAACGCCATCAAAAACGAATGTAATTTGAGACTTTCCAAGTGGTTCACCATTTCACAGTTACGTACCAATATTTTACCGCCTCCCGCATTGGTGGCCGCCATCAACGACAAGACCAAGGCTATCCAGGACGTTCAGGTAGCAGAAAACCAGAAAGCGGTTGCGGTGGCCAATGCACAAAGAAAGATTGCCGTGGCACAGGGTGATTCCGCCGAAAAGATTATCAACGCAAATGCAGAAGCTTTGGCCATGGACATCAAACAACAGAAACTAACGGCTGCCTATTTGGAGTACCTAAAAATACAGAAGTGGGACGGAGTAAATTCTGCCACGGTCGTAGGCAACGGATCAGGTTCGGTATTGGTAAATGTCAAGTAAATAACCATGGAAGAAGGGATTTACGTGGAAACCTTTGACGAATTGGTCAACGCACTTACGCCCGAAAACTGCGAAATGATGTTCAGGAATCTTCTGCATGTCTTGGCTGAATTCCGAATAATGAAGGACAAGGTAGGAAACGAAAACATAAAAATGAAGGGCTTCACGTTCATAGACGACGGGAAAGTCGGGCTAAAACGTATAGACTTTTTTGACAGGGAATCGGGGGAATTAATAAAATCAATTGAGAACGACCTTAATTAGAAATTTCCAATATTTTTGTAATTGTGGATACAATGTTGTTCCTTTGTACTCATAAAAGAATTACTATATGAAAGAAGAAATTTTAAGGTTGAGAATTGAAAAAGAACTCCAGGAAAAGCTAAAAAGGCTGGCAGCCAAAAATGCTCTCTCAGTATCTGCACAGGTCAGGATGATGATTAAACAGGCGGAGGAGTAATGGGTAATACTAAGTATACAATAGAAAATCTTAGGGAGAAGTTGTCAGAAGTTTGCGAAGATTATAGACAAGAAAAGTTTATAGTTAAGAAAAGAATAAATCGACTTATATTATGTGAAGATAGGTATGGAGAATTCTTAATGACCTATAAAGATATTTTGAGTTTAATTACTAGTAAAAGAAGAGTAGGATCCTCAGAAAATGAAAAGATGTTTATTTACAACATAATATCGGAAAGAAATCCTGAGATATCTGAGCAAATAAATTCGGTATTAAAGTATGAAAACGGTTTATGTTTTCTTGATACTATACATGGGATAATGAGGATGAAACTTAGCAAACTAAAAGTATTAAAAAAGTTTGTCATAGGGTCAGCCTCAGACAAAACTGATTTTTGGCTAAGAAAAAACAAAGATTGTAGAAAAGATTGGGACAATATTGACTACTCAAAATTTACTTATAGCACGAGCACTACTAAAAGTATTTTTAGATGTAAAATTCACGACATGACTTACTTACAATCTCCCGATAGACACATTAATAATAAACAATCGTGTCCAAAATGTATGCCAGGTACAATAACATACACGGAAGAGACAATCTGTACTCATAAAGAATACCTAAGTAAGATAGAGGGTTATACCTATATCCTAAGATTGTCTAACAATTCAGAATCATTTTATAAAATAGGGGTCACCTCCAAATCTAGGATAAATTACAGAACAAATAGTTTTAAAAAGTCCTACAACGTGGAGTTATTATATAGTGAACCTAACAATATGGTGGAATGTTATAAGTTAGAGCAAAGATTCTTAAAAGAATTTAGTAATTACAAATATGAACCTAAAATTCATTTCAAAGGGCACACTGAATGTTTAACAATAAATCCTGTTGAATGTTATTATCACGACTATTACATAAAACAAGACTATAATGAACAATAAATTAAAAGCAATAAAGATAACGGAATGTCTGTTCGTTGACATAGAGTGTGTTAGAAGAAGTAAAGATTTAGACTTAGATTCAAAAGAGTTTCAACTGTTTGCGAAAAAGAACAGGAACAAAACAACGGGAGAGTTTCCCCCTAACGCAGAAATCTTAGATCTTTACCAAAAAGAGGCTGCCTTACGTATGTGTTACAACAAGATTGTATGCATAGGTGTCGGATATGTTGTCAAAGGGGAGTTACGTGTAAAATCCATTTATGGCGAAGAAGCAGAGATAATCAAACAGTTCTGCGATATATCCAGACAATTCGAATACCTTGTAACTTTTAATGGAATCAATTTTGATCTGCCCACCATAGTAAGCTGTTCAGCGAGACATTTTGATATAGCCGCCAAATTAAAAGATGACTTCAACCCCTCCGGGAAAAAGGAGTGGGACATGAAAAAGGTTATTGATTTAATGCAGCACACACGAGGTACTTTTTACAATAACCCGTCCTTTGATGAAGTTTGCTACCTTTATAACGTAGTATCTCCAAAGGATGGTGAAATTGAAGGAAGTAAGGTAAGCGAAGAATATTGGACTAACGGAATTAAACTCATAAATGAGTACGTTGTAAAGGATATAATTGCTTTAGTACAACTATTTTACAAAATGCGTTGGGAGAATTTTGATGTAGTAATAGTTAATAAAACTGACAGTAGTACAGTAGAACAAGTTCACCCAGAAAAGTCACTCCTACAAAAAATCTACGAAGACCGAGGAATCAGCGAAGAGAACAAGGACGAAATCTTGAAATTAACTTCCAAGAAAAAACTTACAAAGAAGGACAAGGAAAATCTGTTCACCATCTTACGTGGAGTTTTGGTAAGGGAAGATTTTGAGAACCAGGATCAGGATACGAAGGCTACCATACAACAGAAAGAGGAAGATGTCAAAGCGGTAATTGAAGGGTTGAATAAATAATGGGAAAAGGAAAAATAAACTTACCAAGCGTACTCACGAAAGATACATGGTTCTATAAGGACAGACCGGAAAACCAGCACAGGTTGAAACATTTGTTGGGGCAGCCTTACATATCGTACTCTTCGATAGACTCTTGGTTTAACTACAGGGCCGATTTTATTAAGCAGAAGTTCGCCAAAATTGAATTGCCACAAGGCATATATGGAGAATTTGGTACTTGGTGCGGGGAAGCTTTGGAGAACGGCTTCTTTTCCCAAGAGAATCCTTACGGCTTCGAAGGGCAGCAAAACATGAATTTGAAAGTGTTGAGGCCAGAAGGGGCCTTATATGAAAAAATGGTGGTCATAGAATGTGAAGAATACTTCATAATAGGCTTCATTGACGTTTGGACTAAGGGTGAAAAGGGTGTCTGGTGCCGGGATCAGAAAACAGGTGGAAAATTAAAAGAGTCAAAGTACTCTGATAAAGAATATATCCAATTAATTCTTTATGCTTATGCAGAGGAATTGCTGGGAGAAATCATTGAAGGTATAGACGTTTACTTTATACGTCGCGAAGGAAGCCATGTAAGGCCGCCGCTTAAAATTTCAAAAGAACAATTTGTCATACCTCTGGACTACAACAAGGAACGGGTAGATTTTGCACTTAAAAAAGTTAATCAGGCCGTGGAAGAGATTTCAGACTTATACACTACATATCTAAAAATATTCAAACAATGATGCTACTTAAACCTACCTTTTGGCAACCCGATCCATATAACGACGGAAACGGTTGGAAAGACTTGCTGATATTCTTTGGACTGGTAGCCGTGGTGTTGATGTAGCTTAAAATAACTTAAGGCATGGCATTAACTTACTAAGTTGTACCAAAAATTAGATATAACGGATGAAAGAAGGGTTTGAAGAAAAAAAGAGGGAGCTGTTAGAATTGGTAGGCAAGGCAAACTTACTGATTGACGAAATGGTTGGAAGCGGAGTAAATATACTTGTCAAAGGTTCGACACAAAGTATATGCAGCCAACATATAGACTTGCTAATCACAGGTGATAACAACCCGGGGTACACAATAAAATTTGGCACCGGTAGCCTCTGAAGACATTAAGGATGCGGTCAGCGGATCTTTCTTTCTGTATTCCACATTGTATATAAACAACGAAAAACACATAAGAAGTTCCATGCTGAAAGAGTCGTCCATAGAACCGCAAACGTAGGATATCTTTTTACAACCCTCCATCAATGTCTGCACGGCATTCTTTGAACCGCCTTTGCAACAATACATCATCAAAGTGGAGTTTTCGTTGAGTGCATCGGAAAGACATAAGGTTGAGGCCAAATCCTCCCAAGTCATCATAAAGCCTTCACGGTTTGAAAATGCCGATTCATCACCATGCCCCGCAAAATAGATATAATCGTAAGTGCCCGAACACAAAGCCGCCTTAATCTCCTCTTCGTCATCGGCTTCAAAATGGACGGTGCTTATGTTATACTCCAGATTAAGAAGCCGTAAGGTATTTACGTACCTGTCTGATACATCTTCACTAATCCTTATAATAAGCATACTTTTTGGTTCAAATTTCATGTTCTAAAATTAACAAAATTTTCATAGGAATTTGAACAACATATTTGCCCGTTTCACCCCGATTCAGTAAATTTATACACTTTAAAGTTCTGGTTATGTGTAAATTGGAATTCAAGTCGTTTGCGGAAATGTTGAGGGTGCTGCCCGACGAGAAATCGTGCAGGGAATACCTGGAAGATGTGCTGTGGGAAGGCAAACCCAAATGTCCGCACTGCGAAGGACAGAAAGCATACAAACTCAACGTAAAGGGAGAGTTTAACGGCCTCTACAAATGCGGAACTTGCAGAAAGAGGTACACGGTTCGGGTTGGGACGATATTCGAGAACTCGCCCATCGGCCTTCGCCATTGGTTCATTGCGGTCTACCTGTTTTCGTCCCATAAACGCGGGATAAGTTCCTATCAGCTTGCCGAGGATCTGGGTTTGACCCAAAAGACGGCCTGGTTCATGCTTAGCCGGATAAGACATTCCTATAAGCAGGATGTTCCCGACATACAACAGGATATGGTGATAACCATGGACGAGACATTTGTGGGAGGAAAAAACAAGAACCGTCACGCGGACAAGAAAGTAAAGCAATCGCAAGGCCGCAGTTACAAAGACAAGACTCCGGTATTCGGTATGATGCAGGACGGAAAGGTGTACACTAAGGTGGTTCCCGACACCAAATCAATGACATTACAGCCTTTGGTATGGGAACTCGTACCGCAGGGGTCTACCATAGTCACCGACGAGTGGACGGGTTATGCGGGATTGGACAGGTACTACAACCAAAAAGTCGTGAACCACGGAGCCAAGAATTACGTGACTGACGACGGATATACAAGTAATCCAGTTGAAAACCATTGGAGCCACCTAAAAAGAAGCATCATAGGAACGTACTATCAGGTAAGCAGGAAACACTTACAGAAGTATTGCGACGAGATGGCATTCCGATATAACGAACGCGAAGAAAAACCTACACAGAAGTTCAACCTCACGTTACTTAGGATGGGTAGGGAGAACTTGAAATATGCAGATTTGATTCAAAAATAATGGACGACAGTTGTCTGGATTAACTAACTAATTTACTCCGGGCATTTGTCAAGCAGACTGTCCTCTTTTCGTTTGCCCGGGGAAAGTTGAAGGGTTTATGAAAAAGAGTAAAGTAATTTTAATTCACATCTTGTTGATGATTTTGTCGATATATGATTTTGTATATTGTAAAATCACTAAAGGAAGACGGGTCGTTTTCTTTGTATTAGTCAGAAATCATGAAGGTATGAGCTCCCGATATGGTAAAACATTCACTAAGCTTACAAGTCTCATAATTTCTAGTCCAAATGGCTCTTGAGTGAATTTAACAAAAACTATCTGCAACTCCTGGGTTTTAAAGTTAGATACTATCCTTTGTTGTATGTACCCAGACTTTAATTGATCTATGCCTGACGGCATCATGTTTTGGGTTACGGCAACAGAAATTCTATCATAATCCAATTCATTCACGGTGGATAGACAGAAAAACGCATTTGGGACAGAAAACTCTTTATTGAGCCTATCTTTTAAGGAATTTAATGTATCGTAATCATAAATTGTTGTAATGTCTGTGCCGTACACCGTATTTCTTCTTTCCATTGCATCCATTTGATTGTTAAACATAGTAAATTATTGCCACGCGGCTACGTTGTTTCTGTGCTTTAGATAGTAGTTATATATGCCCGACCATATACTTTCATTCGATAGGTCCACATTTGTCTGTTTTGCCAATACGTCAATAACTTCGTTTGCGTAATCCGATAGTTCCTTGGGCACATTGTTGCCATACTTTTTAGTTTTGAGCGCGTATACGTACCAAAAATCATCCACAAGCTCCTGCAACTTCACCACACGCTTGTCATAAAGTTGTTGTTTGTAAGCTAACGATTGATATAGTAAATCCGCCTGTGTAGACCTGTATGAATTGTTAGGGTATGTTAGGGCGGGTCTTTGCTGTGGTTGGGAAGTACCTTCAAGTTTTCTCAAACGCCCCTCCAATTTTCCGTCAAGGAAGCCTTGGTCATAACTCCCGTTTTTGTATACATGGTTTGAATTCGGAGGATATGCGTTACATGAGCAGCCGTTGCGGTATCCTTCCTCATATCCTAAGTAGTAGTTACTTTGCGAATACAAACTACCACTAAGCAAAACGAAGATGATGATAAGTGATGATTTCATAATTAAGATTCCACGTTGACGACGATGGTGCCTTCCGTACTCGTCACGCCGCAGGAAAGGTCAAAACCCGCCACCTTGTTGCCCCTGGTTCCGTTGGATTTTCTCACGAAAATGTCCATGTGTATGGTGTAGCCCTGTACCTGCTGGGGAGGGGCGGTCGGATAAGCCTTGAAATGAAATTTTACCTCATCCTTTTTGTACGCCTCTATGACGGCTTCACCGTTCGACAGGTCAAGGAACGGCATGTTTTTGTCGGGATCGTATTTTTGGTAGGTAAGGTTGGATTGGTACATTATCATAAGTTCGTCGGAATAGTTTTCCGCCGTCACGGCGACGATGTATTTCGATTCGACGGACTCCTTGTCGCAGCCCGAAAATGCTAGGGCAAGTATGGAGACGGTAAGGAAAAAGAGTTTTTTCATGGCGTTAATTAATTTAGCCAAATGTAGAAAGAATTTCAAAACAGAACACATCCGTCCTGATATAAAATGCGAACACGGGATACATTCATCCCTATGAACGAGGACGAATACGTAAAAAACATAGGCCTAAACATCAAGGCCGTACGAAAGGAAAAGGGAATGACGCAGGCCACGTTGGCAAGCATGCTGGGTACCGAGGATTCCGCAATAAGGCGTCTTGAGTCGGGACGCATAAACCCCACCATAAAGAACCTTTACAGGATAGCCGTGGCTTTGGATGTCACGGTGGAGGATTTGTTAGTTGTGAAATAATTTCTGTAAACTGTAACAATGGAGGGCACCTATCGTTAGAAGGTCTGAATTAATATCTTAACAATGATAACATCAGTTTTTATAGAAGAATTTGAACAACGGGGTTTTGTACACTCGGATGAAATTTCAGGCCTTAAACTAAGCAAACAGACCGACGAAAAGAAAGATTATTTATACGTTACTGCCGACAAGGAAGAAAACGTAATGGAAATTACACACGTAATCAAGGTGGAGGACGTAGTTAAAAGTATCAGGATATATGGTTCATACGAAGAGTTTGAAGCAAAATTCATACTCCCCGGCTATGATCCGAAACCTAGCTAAAATATAACAAAGAAAATCCTAAATTTGCATAACTAAAAACAAGCTCATGCCAGAAAAGAAAAAAGGACTCACCGACGAGGAACTTATCAAGAAGTACGGTGATAAAAAAACGGAGGATTTCGACAAGAAATTGGCTGCCGTGGCGAAGCCTAAAAAAGAGAAGAAGTAACATAGCTGCCTAAAGCTCGGTTTAATTAATCAAAAATTATAGCCGGGCTACCAAAAGCCTTTTTCGTGTGGCCCGGGAAAAACGGAATACACATGAAAAAAATCATCAAAATCTGGAAGAAAATCCTATCTTGGTTTAAAATTAACCTTGGTATGGACAACAGCTATTATTTTGTAAAGATACACATGACTATAGGTCCCAATGAGTTGTTGTTGCCGCTATGTGTGAAAGGGGATACGATTTGGGACGTCAACGAGGTTTTGAGGAAATTCACGGCCGCACTGGAACAAGACAGGGTCATACAGATTTTGTACAGTGAACAGCCATATCCCGTGACGGATTCATTTCAACCCACATTTGACAGGTTGATGGCATTGCACCTGAACGGAACAACGAAGTATACCATGATTTTAAAATCAGCCACGATGGAAATCAAAACTGCCGGAGATTTTAATGTAACGTACCTTAGGAAAGGAAGTTTCGCAAAAGAGATAGAATTGAAAGAATACGAAGTGGATTTCCTATCCAAGGAACCTTTGCATACAAGTATAAAATTACCGATTACACTAGCACTAAACGTTGGTACAAACAGGTAAGTTAATGCCTAACTTAAAACAAAAAAAATGAAAAACAAAGAAGAAAGAGCGGCGGCCCTACAGGGTATCCTCCAAAAGAAGAAACAGGGCTTGGACAGTCTGTACGAAAGTAGAAAAGACCAGATAAATTCTTTTATGCAAAAATTTTCGGAAGAAGGTGTCCAGGCTGAGACTACCATGACGCTGAAGGCAAAGGACATCAAGATGCTTGGGGATATGTCCGTGATACTCGGAAGTCAGGTCTATCAGGCCGAGGAACTCTTTTATATGTTCCAGATACTGAAAGTTGACGTGGATACCATCCTGTTTAACGCTGCGGCAGGAGATGAAGGAAATCTATTGGCTGATTAGATAGGATATCCCATAAGATATTTGTAAAAGACGGCGGAAAGTACTATTTTCGTCGTCTTTTTAAATTTTAATTTTGATGAACGAAAGATTAAAAACATTGCCTAAGATAGGTCACATATCTTCAGGGACAACTTATGAGTGGCTGGAAATGTACGCCAGAATTGTGGCTAAGGGTAACAAGGATGTGGGATATGATAAGGTATTGGGAGGAATGATTTAATGCAGAGAGATGTAAAGTGGGGAGAATTGGGTTACATAACCTATAAAAGAACTTACGCCCGAACTAAGAAGGACGGTAATACGGAAGAATTTTCCGAAACGGTAGAGAGAGAACTAAGAGGTATAGACAAACAGCTTAAACTTGTTCTCACGGATGACGAAAAAGAATTTTATCGGGACATGCGACATAACATGAAAGGTTCCGTAGCGGGGCGTTTCATGTGGCAACTAGGCACTGATACGGTAGAGAAATTAGGATTGGCATCACTCCAAAACTGTGCTTTTGTAGTTGTAAATGAGCCGATCAGGCCTTTTACATGGACCATGGATATGCTTATGTTAGGGTCGGGTAAATAAATTTGGTTTGTATTATAAGATTTTATATCTTTACGACAAATCAATATAATGAAAGTCAAGATCTACAGTCTCACTGATCCAACCACAAATCTAATTCGCTATATAGGAAGAACAAAAAATTCCTTAAAAGTAAGATTATCAGGGCACAAATCCAAAGCTAAAAGTAGTAATCCTAAAACACATAAGGATTGTTGGATACTAAGTTTGGCAAAAAAGGGATTATCACCTATAATTGAGATGATATCGGAAGTAGAAGGTTGGGAAGAGAGTTATAAAGCAGAACAACAGATAATCAAAGATTATCTTGATAAAGGGTTTGATTTGACAAACACCCACGATAAAGGTATCGGGGGCCTTTTAAGGGTATTTTCTGACGAGCAGAGAGAAAAAATTTCTAAGTCCGTCAAGAAACTTCACGAAGAAGGGAAATTATTATCTGGAAGAAAATCTGTAGATGTGTATGACTTAGAAGGTAACTTTTTAAGGAGTTTTCCAAGTCATACAGAATGTGCTAAATTTATCGGTATATCTGATAAGCACATTCAAAATAGTATGAGAAGGAACTCAAAAAGATTAAGGCAGTTTCAAATAAGACACAAAGGGGCTAAACCCCCTGGTAAGTGGGAACAAAGAAAAGTTCCTATACCAAAAAACTATAAAACGTTGTATTGTCTTAACATTGAAACAAAAGAAATCACAGAAATTGAATCTGTGGATCAAGCTAAAAAGATTTTTGAAACTACTACGGTCATCTATCATTATATTAATTCAAGTAAGATATTTAAAAATAAGTACATTCTGTCCAATGCCCGAGTAAAACTGGATGAATTGCTGGAAAATCCTACTAAAGGGGACTATCAGCAGCCAAGCTTAAGTGGTAACACTTTTGAAGGTTCAACGACTAACAGCCGAGTCCTACTGGGACAGTAATGCTGACACGAGCGTCCAGCAGTAGAAATACTGATGATATAGTCTGAACTGCACGTATAACAAATGAAGGTGCAGAATCATAGGATAAAGAGCCTATGAGATAACAGAAAAGGTTGGCTTTTCAATCAAGAAGGAGCATGTGTACAAGCTACCAAAGCTCCAAAAAAGAAAGATAAAGGTTGAACGTGTGGACAATGCACAGGCAGACTTTATTGTGCCAGACACAAGAGAGGGTTGGGTGAAACTCTTAGGAAAGGTGTTGAAATCCTACTTCTACTCAGGAGAAAGTTTTACTTACTCTACACAGCTAATAAGGGGCGAAGGTGCACCCATAAAAGGTTTTGGAGGGGTAGCCTCTGGCCCCGAGATTTTAGTGGAAGGTATTAAGCTTATCTGTGCAGTCTTGGATAACAGAAGAGGGCAACAACTTCGTCCCATTGACTGTCTTGATATCATGAACATCATAGGGATGATAGTGGTTGCAGGTAACGTTAGACGGTCTGCACAAATAGCTATAGGGGATTATGACGATTTGGAATATCTTAAGGCAAAACGTTGGGATTTAGGCTCTATCCCCAATTGGAGGGCAATGTCTAACAATTCTGTGGATGTACCTGACGCTAAACTGTTGCCACAGGAATTTTGGGATACTTACGAACAAGGTGAGCCTTATGGACTAGTGAACATACAACTATCTAAAAAAATAGGTAGATCGGGAGAAACAGAGTACCCCGACCCAGATATAGAAGGATACAACCCTTGTGCTGAACAATCTTTGGCAAACCACGAGACTTGTGCTTTGGCCGAGACGTACTTGCCAAACATCGTTTCCAAAGAGGAACTCTATAAGGTAGTCATAATGTTGTATAGAGTGGTAAAACATTCACTGGCCCTACCTTGCCACAGCAAGGAAACAGAGTCGATTGTCCACAAGAATATGCGTATGGGTATAGGCATAACTGGAGTCATGATGGCTACTGAAGAGCAACTGAGTTGGTTGGATGATTGCTACAAATACTTACGTGAGTACGATAAAGAGTATTCAAAATTAATGGGATTTAATCCAAGTATCAAATTAACCACAATTAAACCTAGCGGTAGTTTATCCTTGTTGGCGGGTTGTACGTCTGGTGTCCATCCGGCCACTGCGGGACAATACTTTATCAGACGTATAAGGATACAGGCCGGTTCGCCTTTGATTGAAGTATGTAGGACAAACGGCTACAAGGTTGAATCACAGATTAACTTTGACGGGACTGCCGACAGATCTACCATGGTGGTAGAATTTCCTTGTAAATACCCTGACGGCACCATAGGGGCGGATGACTTGACCGTGTTTGAACAACTCGACAAAGTTAAACAGATGCAGAAAACTTGGTCGGATAATTCCGTAAGTGTCACAGCCTACTACAAGAAAGAGGAATTACCACAATTAAGAAGATATATTGAGGACAACTTCAACGAAAACTTCAAGACCCTAAGCTTCTTGCTTTACTCTGGGCACGGATTTATACAGGCTCCCTTTGAGGCAATCACCAAGGAAGTATACGAGGGATTAGTTAAAAACGTGAAACCTATCACTTCAGTTAATATTTCTGAAAATGATATCTCCGGTCTGGACGAATGTGCCAGTGGTGTATGCCCTATTAAATAAAGGTCTATTAAGAATTAGAGAACCCCCCAAGATTAAGTTCTTCGGGGGTTTCTTTTTTATGTTAAATAATGTTAAGATAAGTTCTTGGTCAAAATACTTTCCGTAGATTTGTAGCAGAAATAAAAATATAATGAGAAAAGTTATAGATTTTGAAACAACCAAGGAACATTTCAATAGCGGCACCCATAAATGGTATGCAGATGAATACTTCAACGATTACCTAAAAAATCAACAAGCCAAGAATCTTCCGCCTTTAAAAGGGTTCATGTGTTTCATAGTCAGAAATGAAGAAATAGAGGATTACGTACTCATAGACAGTGAACAAAGTATTTTAGCCGCTTACCCGTATACCAATGAAGGTTTTGGACAGATGGAGGCGAGGATAAATATACAAAAAATAGATAAACACTTTAGTGACCATGAAAAAGGAAACGTTTAACAATTTTTGTGAAAAAATTTTGGATAGGATGTATGAGCCAAGACTACCCTATGAGAGCCAAAGTACAGGCTATAAGCAGTTGAGGAAAATGGTTGAGGAAAACATAACCCCAGCCTCTTTGGCAGATATTGAAAGATGGGAGAAAAGCCCTACCACGGAAGAACTATTTGTACCACCAGATATAAAGTATCTGAGATTCCTCCACCCAAAAGTGAGACCATTTGTAGTACAAAATTGGGATAAAATTAAAAATTTAGAATTATGAGTTTTAAAATTGGCGATAAAATTACGTGTGTCAACGACGACATGCCGCCCCTTGAAGTATTCAAACACTTTGATTACTGGATACAGAAGGATAAGGACTATGTAGTGAGGGGTACACGGTTGTATGACGGCATACCGAGTGTACTGTTGGAAGGGCTCAGAAATCCTTCAATGTGGAATCCTGTTTTGCAAGGCAATTGTGAACCGGGTTATGCAGCGGAGAGATTCAGGAAAATGGCTCCTCAGAAGGATTTGGCTTTAATGGAAGAATTCGAAAACAAATATAAATTGGTAGATTAATGGGAAGTTTATGGAATATGCCTTCCGGAATGCTTAGACAGGAAGTTAAGAGGGATGAAACTTGGAAAATAAGGATTACAGACAATAACCGTGGTCGTTTAAACCACTACAGAAAAAACGTAGCCAACTACAGTAATTCTGATATTTTGAGAAGTCGTAACGAAGAATGTGATTCACTTTACATGTTCGAGGACGGGTCGGTGGGTTGACACCACAATCAAGGGGCTATTTTAAGAAGAGAAATAACATTGGATGAATTTAAACTAATAACAAAAGAAATGGACAAATTACCTGAAAATTGGTGCATTAAAGGCACCCACACACAAGTTCTAGAGTATGCTACCAAAAACGGCGTAATGCCTCCTTATACAAATAAAGAAAACTATTATCATTTCCCAAGTTTTAGTACCAATTGGGGAGGTCATGGGACATCGTCCAGAAGTATAGAGAATGGCTACACTGAAATCACTTTTAACCAATTCAAGAGATGGGTACTAAAAGAAGATAAAAAAGTAATGGGATACAGAGCTCCCCATGATTTGTTCAAGGGAAGAATAAAGGCGGGGGAGATATTTTCTGAGTACAGCCAAGATAAATTTGTCATGTATTCGAAAAACCATACAACTTCAGGTGTACCCACGGAAATAGTGGAGAATTGGAAAGCCGTGTATGAATCTGAGTTTAAGGAAGGTGATTGGGTAAGATGGGAAGGCGTAAATCCAGTCACTGGTAAAGTAATAGGTAAAAGTTCTAATTGGACCGATTGTTATAAATTAGACGTAAACGGAAATTTGGACACACATGATTCATGTAATGTAAAACATCTCCGGTTCGCCACACCTGAAGAAGTAAGAATTGCACAAAACAAGACATTACCAGAAATAGGTGGCAAAAAAGGTAAAGATTTGGGTAAGTCAATAAAATATGGTTGCACAGAGATGAATAAGAGTTACATAAAAAGGCTTTACACACTATTAAGGGAAGACGTGTCCATCGAATCAGTAAACATATCGACAACCATCGTTTCTATGGGGAAGTTAAAAGATGTGGTTGACTACATCAACGAAAATAAGGACTAACACTTAAATTAACATGGAGCGAGTAAAAGAATTAAGTTTCATATCAAATTCAGAAGTCGGATTACTATATGAAGTGACTTTTGAAAAAACATATCTATTTAGTCCAACCAAAACATATAAAAGAAAGGTTTTTTGTGAAAGACCGAATTCAAATTACCTTTCTCCTTTTGCAGTTTGTTTTGAAACGGGCGAAAATATTATGAATAGTCATTTAGGGGCGATTATTTATCACGATTATTTAACAAACTATGGAGAAGATAACAGCATACAAAATAGCAGTAATAGAAAGTGAAGTCGGTTGGGGTAGCAAAATCGACGATTGGATGGTTTGTTTGACGACTGTAGATGCCCTTCAATTCAAGAAAGAATTCAATTCCGTGAACACGGACGCGGTTACGCCCAAGTGGTACATGTATGCGGATGGTGAACCGGAAACAGTTGAACTGAACAATACCCAGCTTGAAAGATAACGGAAAAAGATTCACAAAGAATTTGGCTAAGCGCACTGTAGATTATGAAAAAATTACTAGATTGGATCCCTTTTATAGGAATTTATACATTCATTAAGAACGATGGGGGAGAAAAGCCTTGGTACGGTCTTTTGTGGAGTCTATATTCAGGTTTCCTATATGGGCTTATGGTTGTATTCACCATACACTATTACCAAGCAGAGACTGTGAATACAATACCCACTGAAAACCCAAAAGCTACACAAGAAATCAAAGAATTTTCCAAGGAAGGGTTTGAAAAAGAATTTTATGGCTACTCCTGGAGATATCCACACATAGTCTACGCACAGGCCATATTGGAAAGCAATGATTTCAAGAGTGAAATTTTTCTTCGTAACAACAACATGTTCGGCATGCGTAAGGCAAAATCAAGGCTGACTACGGCAGACCAGAGTTACGAAGGAAGTTATGCAAAATACATTTCGTGGCAACAGGCTTTAGCTGATCGCGCGATTTATGAAAGCTGTTACCTCCACAAAATAAAGACGGAAGCTTTGTATTACAGCTACATAGGGAAACATTACGCGAGTATGGAGGACAGCGTTTACATATCACGTCTTAAAAATGTGGTACACAAAAATAACTTAAAATGAAAAAACTGATAGTATTATTTATAGCAATAATCTTAAATTCTTGTTCTTATCACCCCCAAGACCTATGTAATTATCAAGACTTACAGATAGTGGACAAAGGAAAACAAAAATCAGATAAATGGCTTAAATTCAGGGAAAAAGGTAAAATTACGGAAAAACGATATTTTACCGACTTTGATTGGTATAGGTTTAGTATAGGTGACACCGTAAAATGTGAAAAGTAGTTAAATAATAGATTACTGTTTGGAAAGTTGAATTAATGTAAATACCTTTGGAAAAGAATGAATGTGAGACGAAATCATTGAATCACTTAAATGAAAACCCAATGAACGAAAATAAAGAAGCGTTTTTTGATGAAAACCAAAAATACGAGTTACGTAGCAATAGTAGGGTTCCTGTCATAAAAAGGCTCAAAATGGGGGAAAACTATGTTTACGTCATAAAGCAACTTTATGGATGTGATTGTGGTTATGCCGGTTGTGAAAATTACTCATTTGGGGGCTTTGTAATGAGGGTCAGAGATATAAAAACGCAAGAAATAATACTAACCAAAAAAGGCGATAAAAAGCTAAAAATGTCAGACATAAAAGACTTTCCAAAGGAAATGGAATCTTACGAAATATTCAAAAATAATTATTAAAGCCGTCAAACACATAACCCATGGAAAAATTAAAAGTAGGCGACAAAGTATGCCAGAAATATAAATCCAGATTTGGAAAGAATTTCAATTATCGATTTTCAACGGTAGTAAGGTTGACCAAAACCCAAGCCGTATTAGATAACGGTAAAAAATTGGTTAACGAGGCGGGTAAGGATTTTGTAGAGGTTGGAAATAGATTTTCTTCTTGGGAAATTACTACGCCTGAAATATTGCATGTGTGGGAAAAGGAGAAGCAAAGGCAAGCCATTGTGAATTGGTTTGATTCACAGGAATTCACCGACGAACAAAAGAAACAGGTTTACGAACTATTCAACAATAAATAAACCATGGAACTAAAATCAGGTATGCCCATATGGGCGAAAAGAGATTTTGAGAGAACCCGGCATTATACAAATAATTTATTTATAGTAAAAGGTATAAAAGCCAAAATTCATCTCATTGACAAAGGTGTAATTTACGTTACCGTTCACGCAGAAATTTTCATTTATACACCAGAAGAATTTAGCGATTACTTCACCACCACCCCGCCAAAAGAAGAAACGGAGGTATTGCCAGAAATTGAGCGAAATATGAGTGATTGTCCAAATATAATATCTTCGCTAATTCGTTCTCTAAATAGAATATTAAATGGCGGTCTTCCAATACATGCGGATAAGGAAAGATTGGATAAAGCCAAGCAATATCTTAGTGAAATATCTGACATAAATTTTAAGGATTTTCCCCAAAAAACGGAAAATACTGAACCTCCCGTTTTCAAGTCATTGGAAGAAATTAAGGACGAATATTTTTCTGGATTTAGCGCATCCAGAATGGAAGGAATGAAAGACGAAGAGTATTATCAACATCTTGATAAAATTGCAGAGCATTACGCCGCCCAATACCGTGAAGCCTACGAAGCAGAGAAAGCCGAAAACCAACGGTTGAAAAACAGGGTGTCCGAACTTGAGTCGGAAAAGCAAGGCGCAATAAAACTTATAGATGAAAACATCGCCGATATGGGCACGAAAGAAGCCCATGAAAGATTTGGCGGAACGGAATCGACCGCTATAATCGTAGCCATCCAAAACATAAGACTTAAACTAATCAAATAATAATATCATGAATGAATTTAAAGGAACAAAAGGCCCTTGGTTTATCAGTAACGAAACAGACATCTGTAATGCCAATTCAGATAAATTGGGTGGCGGAATAATTGCACAGGTTTATGATGGTCGTGATACGCATGTATCCGAAATGGATGAAAATATTGCCAAGGCAAACGCCTTGTTGATTTCAAAGGCCCCGGAGCTTCTGAGAACGGTCATGAGATTAGTCGAAAGACTTGAGGAAAATAATTTAGGGGAGCTGTGGGCTGTAAAAATGGCTAAAGAACTGATTAAGGAAAGCACCGAGTTATGAGCACATACTACAGATTAACCCCGATAGAGGAAGAAAAACCGAATTGTTGGGAAACGGGAAATTGGGACGGAAAAAGAAGTGATCCTATATTCGTCATAGATAAAGACGGGAGGCAATATGCGGCCGTATGTTACCAAGGCGTTATAGATGGCTCTGAATTTTGTGATTTTTATGATTGCAATGATTTTATGTCGGAAAGCATCACCCATTGGCTAAAGCCGGTCAATCCCGTGGAAGCGTTGATTGAAAAGTATGAGGCCGAAATTTCAGAACAAAGGGTAAGGTTAAAAAATGCAGCACTTGATAGTTGGGCAGATCGTTACCTTCCAGAAATTATAGAAGAGAAGATAAAATTCATCAACGACCTAAAAAACATATAGGATGGGAATAAAGCTAAACCAGTTAATTTGTTTTTGTAATTAGTTTGTATTACATTTGCTTTACAAAATACATCACATGTCGAAGATTAAAACAATAAGATTAGATACTGAATCGGAACGAATGTCAAAACTTTTGATGGAAAAAGAGAAGAGGAGTTTTACGGGGCTAATCAGATATTTGATTTCCAAGGAATTTAATACCGACTCCCGATGAAACACTTTGATATAACGGGACAAACTTTTGGTAGATATTTTATTGAAAGTAAGGCCGAAAACGATAAATATGGGCAGCCAATGTATTTTTGTATTTGCGAGTGCGGGAAATCAAGAAACGTTCTTTATACCAGTATAGTAAGCGGGAGAACAAAATCTTGTGGATGCTATGCAAGGGATGTTTCGTTAGCGGCAAGGATTAAAAAGAATACAAAGCACGGACAAAGTAAGTTCGGATTACAAAGTCCAGAATATATTACTTGGCATTCTATGAAATCGAGGGTTTTAAATCCAAAAGATGCAAAATATAAGGATTACGGCGGCAGAGATATTAAAATATGCGAAGCGTGGGTAAATTCTTTTGAAACATTTTATAATGACATGGGTAAAAGGCCATCCCCTAGTCATTCAATCGACAGAATCGATGTAAATGGGAATTACGAACCATCAAACTGTAGATGGGCGACAGCAACAGAGCAGGCTAATAATAGAAGAAATAGTGTAAAATTTACCTACAAAGGCGATATAAAATCAATACCTGAATTTGCCCGACAATATGGGCTACCTCGGGGTTTAATAAGTCAAAGAATTTACATATTAGGTTGGGATATTTCAAAAGCGATAGAACATCCATGTTGTATAAAAAGACTAACTGACCAACAAATTTTAGATATAAGAAGTAAATATGTTCCTCGTAAGTATACTGGATTAATGCTTGCTAAAGAATATAATGTTTCTTTAGCTACAATTAGAAAGGTAATAGATAGTGAAAAAGTGTTTAATTAACCTTTCTCTCGTGGCACATAAACGTGATTGGCATCCCGGAAGGTTCATTCATCGACAAATCTAAAATTTAGGATATGAAAACAGAAAATTCAATCGAGGCGAAAGGGAAATTCTTTGCACAATATTACAGGCAAAAAGTGGCGAGATACGCCAATTAAACAATTATCTAACAAAAAGTTGGATTTAATATAAAAAATGGTAACACCATGCAAGTAAGATTTGAGACGGAACAGGCCGTAGGGTATTTTATATTGGTGCCGGAAGAGGCAACTGATTTTAATGTAATGATGGTCACAAGGCCATGCATTTCATATAAAGTAAAAAATAATCATATTCATTATCCATTACCACAAGCTGGCTTCACGCACTTGGGCACGTTGGGCAAGCTGACCGAGGAACAGGCGGCAGTGATCGTGGAATTTACAAATAAACCTATTTATATAGGCAGACATTACCGAGACTATAAAATTCACCAATTAAATTTTACGGAAAAACATTCATTAATAACCGCCATCGACTCCCTGCAATCGCTGGCCGATAGTCTGGAAGTGTATAGCGTCAATCCGTTGGAAAGACCCGTAGATGAAGACGGATATGTGTTGGACAACATCATGATGAAAGAATGGCAAGCCGCCTAAGCCCGTACCGGTAGATGGGAAATAATATTTAAACTGAAATAGTGATGGGAAATATACTTGACGAAAAAGGATTTGTTTTCATGGGCAATGATAATAAACCATATTGGTGTAAAATGAATGGCGATCAGCCTTGGTTCTTTTATTGGGACGGTGACGGATGGGTATCATTAAAAGCTGTATTATCCATTGATATTGCGATATCGAACAAACAAAGAATAACAGATGAAGAAGCTGAAAAATATCATACGATACATAATTCACGCTAATGCGTGGGTAAGGATAAATATTTGGGGATTTTGCCCAGAATGCAACAGCGATGCGCCAGAAATAGATAATTGCAAAGTATGCAATTGGGATACGGGTTCACCGTTTGGTAAATCAAAGCGAGCTGAATATTGGCATAAGTATAAATCGTTGCATAACATTTAACAAACCACGGCACGGGCCGATAAACAGATAATAAAAGAGATGGGAAAAACATTTAAGGGGTGCTACATCATCGTAGATAAAGCAGGGCATTACTTATTACATACAATCAGTTATCAAAAAAAGTCATGTATTGATAACTTTATCGATGGAGGTAGCATGACATGGATTGAACTAAAAAAGTACGGTTGGAAGTGCGTAAAAGTCAACATCGAAATTTCACAAACACATAACAAGTAGATAGCATGAAGAAAATTATTTCAAACATTTTTGAATCGGATTTTGTCCGTGGGTTGGCAATGAGAATAATTTCTCACAATATAATCCATTCGACGAACAAACTTTCAAAAGAATACCTATTGCAGCATGGATGGGTAGAAAATGATGGTTACGTTTATGAACCAAACCTAAAAGAAAAACGCACCGTGTGGATAAATTTCGGGGACGGGTTTTACCGAATATTTTATGGTGAAAAGAAAACATTCATCGCATTGGAAAGTTCATTTGAATATTTCCAGCTATTCATGTTGACCGTTGACAATGATAAGCGTTATCAATACTCACCATTAGATTAGACCCATGCAAACATTCAGAACAAAGACACACGAACTGGCATTCCCGGAAGTGCCAAGGGAGGCAACGGATTTGGAAATGTCAAATTATCATTATGGTAAACAGATTTATATTGATACAAAATCGGTATTGCTTTTTAAGGTAAACGTTGATGATTTAAAAAAAGGCGACAGGCCTCACATGTATCTACCTGAATTTGATTGGAAACTACTCACGGAAGACTGCACCAAAGTAACGGAGGAACAAGCTAAGATTGTTTGTGAAGAAGTCAATGAAAACGCTTTTAATGGGATTGCGTATTATGACTATGCAGGAACGTCTATATATGATAAATCCGTCGATTCATTCACCTCCATAGTTGAAAGCCTTGGATTACCAGTGAGGAATAAGTTGGGAACAGATCCTCGCATCTTAGCCAAAGGTATGCAAGTTGTGCAAGGAGCATTTACAAGAGAAGTAAACCAATGGATAGCCGCCGAAAAAGAAGTAAAACGTTACGCTGTCCTTTGCAGAACGATTTAAAGTTAAAATTTGTTAAATTCTCACTATTTGATAGAACTAATGTCTATATTTGTGAAAGATTTTGGAAATCATTATTATGGAAGATAGATTTTGGAAAGTAAGTATAACATACCCCGAATATATTGTCACTGACGACGGAGAAGAATTAGTGGTAGTGGCAAATGTTGATAAAACAGTAGCTAAACATATAGTTACCGTACATAACCTTTTTCTACTAAGCAGAAATAACGGCGACAGATTTGAAGACATCAAAACGGAATGAGAAAGATAAATAAAATTGAAGAGGAATTTTTAAACGAAGAACTTTCCTGGGAACTGAAAGAATTAGGTTTTGACGAGCCCTGTTATGCCAGCATAATCACGCATTGTTTTTTCGGGTTCAAGTGGAAAAATTTCCATCTGTCCGAGAACGATCCTTGGAAAAACTCCAACACGGAACTTTCAAACGGGAGGGGCGTCCAGTTACCTACATACAGACAAGCATTTGAGTGGTTCAGTGATGTTTGGGGTTACAACGAAACTGTATACAAAGATAAAGATGCCTACTGGTGTCACGACGGTTGGCTTGTAACAAGAAGATTTGTATTTTACGGCCACGCCCAAGAAGACTTGATTGAGTCATTTATCAAAAAAGTAAAAATTTCACGGAACGGGCACTTATGAAAAACAAAGAATACACCAGAGGCTACAATGATGCCACGGGCTCCATATTAAAAGGCGGTGATCCACAGATATTGCTTAACGAAGCAAGGAACGATATTGACGAAGGAAGTTATAACAGGGGTTGGAAGGACGCCTGTAAGGATAAGGGGGCAAAGTGATAAAACGTAAATTGAAGATTTGTATTGGATGCCAAAAAGAGTGTTATATCTGGTCAAAACAGCGATGTCAGAAATGTGCGTCAAAAACCTACAAAAAACCAAGTAGCAGGCCGAATGAATCAACAAAGGAGAAGAAGGCTGTTATGGCAGATTTTTTTAAGGAGATATATGCCACCCATAATCCAGTATGCCAAGAATCGGGTCGTAACCTTGTGAGTTTCAGCAATTTTAACATGTGCCATATCTTTCCCAAGCGTAAGTTTTTAAGTGTGGCAACCGATCCAAGAAATATCATAGTACTTGAATTAAATTATCATACAAAACTTGACAACTATTTAGATAAAATGGACTTGGCTTCCGTGGAGGAACATTTTCCCAACTCTTGGCCTCTCATAAAGGAAAGGGTTTTGGAAATGTGGGAATCAATTACGGAAGAAGGTAAGTTGAAGGCAATTTTCAGGGAATATTTAAAAATTGAAGATTAATAAATATGACAAAATACTTACAAGAACATTTAGATAATATATCTGAAGAGTGGCTGATAGAATTTAGGTTACACAGCTTTTCAAGATATGCTGCAACAAAAGGTTATGAAATAGGTATATCAGGTTTAGGTGAATTTGTGGTGAGAGGTCCTGATAAAGAGTATTGGAGTTATAGTGAAGCAGGGTCAGCTATAGATAAGTACAGTGAATTATTAACAAATTTGACATGAGAAAATCACCTAAAGCATTAGCACAGGAATTGTTTAATCAGTACAAGTCAGAGATAACTTTAACTTGTGTCGTATCAAAAACGGCAAGGAAACGTTATGCTTATCCCACAAAGAAAGAAGCCCTTTTGAATTTTGAAAAAAGGACACAGTCCTGCATAAATTTTAATCTTACAAACATCAATGCAGCCAAGGCGTATCTGAAAACTGTTCAGGATTTTAGGGAACACCTCTTAAACTTACAACCAAAGAAATTACTATGACACGGGAACACTTAATAAACTGCCTGAACAACAAAAAGATTGACATGCAGTATTTCTACAAGGAATTTTTGGAAAACTGTGAGGATCGGTTCAAGGGTATAGGAATAAAGGAATTTGCCGACAACCTACAAAAGTTCATGATGTACAGGAAACCTTACCTAAAGCTACATGAAGGCTTGATGAAGCATTTTAACGTGGGTATACTCACAAATTTAAAAACAGGGAAACTAATAGGTTACTATTGAAAGTTATGGAAACACCACAAGAAACATTAAGGAAACGTATAGACACGATGCTTAGGGTGCAACTCTACATGAAAGAGAACGAAGTGCGTATATTGAATGACGGTCTCCATACAAAAGAAAGTTTTGACTTGGAGTACAAAAAGTTTGTTGACAGCATAACCGAATATACCATAGCAATATATAAACTTAACGAAAAATGAGCGATTACGAACAACATTTTGGAAAATTAAGGTTGGTTCCACAAGAAGAGGGGCAGACCATGGATGAATTGTGTAAAAGTCTTTGGGTCAAGGAAGGGCAGTCGGCAGATGACTATGAAGAGCCTTCTACCTTGTTTGACGAGTATTATGAAAAGTACATCATGGTGGATGGCAAATTGTGGGAAGTCTTTGACCACACGGAAAGCGACGATGACACCGATTTCCATATAGCCGACAATAAAGACGGCACCTATACTTTTCAGACAAGGTTTTATAACGGTGGCACGTGTTTGAGTGAAATGTTGGAGGACGCAATCAAAAAATTGTAAGAGAATGTACATTAACTTTACCAAACTAAAAAAATTAGGTATAGCCGATTCAGATGTCATTTACCTCATAGCACTACGACAAAAGGAAGAAGAATTTTTAAGCAATTGGGGCGACGGTAAACTTACGGACGCCATAAACCTTGGGTGGGCCGACCTGATTAAGTCAGGCAAGAAAAGTGACAGTGTCTTTTCCAAGGCCAGGATCGGTAAGAAAGGCAAGGAGATATTGGAAGCTTTAGGTGAAGCTAGGGTGGGGGAAGAAGATCGTCAAATATGGGAGTGGGTGTCGGAGCATTATAAGAAACGTGGGAAGGATGCGGGAGCTAAAGGACGTACACTTGATTATATACGTGACTTCCGTTTACAGACAAATATCAGCCGCAATAAACTCGTACACCTCATAGCTACATTTTTAAGCGACAGCAAAGAAATGGAATACAGTAATAAAGCCCAGAACATTTTCTACAAATCAGACAATGTTTACAGCACCAAATTCAATAAGGAGGGAAGCCGTTTATATGCTTACTACTTGCGACATCAAGATTTTTTTAGTGCTGAATGGACAAAAGAACAATACAATAGATAAGTATGGGATGCAACCAAATAGAAAAATACGCTAATAAAAGAGTTGGAGAAATCGTCACCTCAAAAGAAGGTTACGAGATGACCTTAATTAAGTATGAGCACAGCACAAATTGCATCATAAAATTCAAGGATGAATTTAACACCATTCTATCAAATGTACACTACAAGTACTTTAAAAGGGGCATTACCCAAAATCCTAACAAAAGAACAATATTTAATATTGGATATTTAGGTATAGGAAAGTATAAGTCAAGATATACTAAAGGAGCTAAAACAGAAGCCTATTCTACGTGGTTTAAAATGATTATGAGATGTTATTGTATTAAAATACAGCAACAACAACCAGCGTATGTAGGGGTAACAGTCTGCGAAGAATGGCATAATTTCCAAAATTTCGCCAAATTTTATGAAGAAAACTATATTGAGGGGTGGCACTTGGACAAAGATATCTTAGTTGAAGGAAATAAAGTATATGGCCCAAATGTTTGTTGTTTTGTACCTGTAGAATTAAATTCTTTTTTCTCCAAAAGAGGTAATCAAGATAGAATTCTTCCAATTGGTGTGTCAATGAAGGGTAATTCATTTATATCTTCAGGCGGCATGAATGGTAAGTCCAATCACCATGGAAGTTTTAAAACTGCTGAGGAAGCATTTGAAATGTACAAAGAGAAAAAGGAAGACTACGCAAAAATATTAGCTGAGCGTTGGAAAAATAAAGTTAAGTCTGAAGTATATGAAAGATTATTAAACTGGAGAGTTAAAAGATATAAATAAGATGGCACTACATAAGTCTAAAGAACTTACCAATAATACAGTTAAGACAATACTTAAATTTCAGAGTGGTGAACTAAAACCTATAAGTACAGGAATACCCCACTTAGACAAAGCCTTGATGGGAGGTATGACCCCAGGAAGTATCGTAGGGATTGTTGCTAGAAGCCAAAACGGTAAAAGCTATGATCTTGAACGAATCCTAAGACATATCCTACAGAACAACGATGACATTATAATCTGTAACGGTAACTACGAGTTAAACTTTTTCAAGATATTGGTAAGAGATATTTGTCAACGGACCGGTAAATCAATGGATGAAGTTTTGTTCCACAGTCCCTCCCAAGAAGAGCTTATCCGAATGAGAGAGATTTGTGATGTACATAGACAAGAAGGTATATACTATCAAAACGAGCCTGTATCTCCTGACGTATTTTTTGATGACGTTAAATCGTTGATAGAAAAATACCCTGATAAGAAGCTTCTGGTGACAGTGGATAACTTAGAGAATATCTTGGATACCAAAGGGGGGCAAAAGTCTTCTCAGGACGCATTTCTGACCAAAATAAACATATTGAAGGATATGCACCCTTTCATAGGATTTATAGTGCTCAATCAAATGAATGACAACTATATCCAAAGGAAAGAGAATGTAAAGATGCAACGTCCCATAGAGTCTGACATTTATGGTACAGGACAATTGTTAAAGCTTTGTGATGTACTATATGTAAAAGTACTTCCTTGGAGATTAGGTATAACCGATAAATTCATGGTGTTTGGTAAAAATAGCTACTCTTGGCTTGATGAATTTAAGATTGACAACGGAGCGAATACGGACAGTTTTGATCCAATTGGTGTAGCCTACTCATTCTATTTAAAACGTAGGAATGCAGACATCAAGGACATACAGGATGTATTTGCTGAAAGAATTTTTGAAAGTGGGGATACAAATTACAAGCCGCCCCAAGAGGCTAAATCAGGCCCACCAGACATAAGCATCCCGGTATTCAATCGGGTCGAGAACCCTGTCATAGAGTTTGATAATTTCACCAAAACAGAAGAGGTGCCTTTTTAATCCTTAAAAAATGTTAAGGAATAATTTTGTATGGTTTTTATCTTTAAGTTTGTAACAGAAATTAAAACATAATAAAAATGAAACAGATTATTTTAACATTGGCCTTAGCGGTGATGACAACACTGACCGCCTTATCACAAAAGGATGCTGCCTTCAACAACAAACTTTCCTTGGAATCGGAAAGCAGTCAGGGCGAAACACGGATGAAACTGGAATTCCAGGTAAAATTTTCCATACTCATGAAGCCACAGATTTTCTCTTTTGAGGCCTTTTATGAGGTGGGTAAGACAGGGCTGATGACCTTAACGGAATTGAGGAACACGGCTGCCACGGAAGGATTGAGTCTGGTGAGTACCGAAAAGTATGAGGGGCCGTTCAAGACCAACATGTCCAAGGGGCAGTGGGAGAAATTGACGGGACTTGCCAGAACGGAGGCGGAGGAAGTGGTGACATTATATAATAAATAAAAATGGAAAAATTAGTAATAGACATTAAGGACTACCTTTCGGAAGATGAAATAAAACAAATCTTAATTGAACAAGTTAAGATTAATATAAATTCGTTATTCAAGAATGAAGAAAATACTCAAAGACTACTTTCTAACCTCTCGTACGAAATAGTTTTCAACGAAATTGATAAACTGGTCCCCAACAGCAGACAAGTTATTTTGGATAAAACTGAAAAAATAATTAGAGATATAAAAAGCTACTCTGTTTTTCGTGATGGTAGTTATGGAAGTAAACCTTCACTTGCCTACGTAATGATGGAAGATGCCGTAAAATCAAACAAGGACTTAATAAACGAAAAGGTGAAAGACACAATTATAAACAAAGATTATTCAAGTGAAATCTGGAATACGTTTGAAGAATTGGCAGAAAACTTTATGTCAAACATATATGAAATCACACGGTTAGGTAGAGAGAAAAATAAAACAACAGTATAATGATAGAAACGACAATCAAATGCTCGGACGGTGACATGAGGATCACCCTGACAAACGTAGACATTAATACCCAAGCGGCCTTGGAATTTCTGTTTGACAATATTAACAACATCAATCCGATTGATTTGGAGAACGCGATTAAACGAATTTCTTAGTATATGGCAAAATTGACCTTGATAAACCTAAATTTCGTGGAACTTGTCGAGAAAGAGGTGGACATACTCGAATTGACGCTCTATCTTACTTCAGGGAAGGAAGTGGTGAATACCTATGACGCCATAGAGGATTTAGAAAGACATTACGCACTGATTTTAGAAGCAATTTCACTGAGGATCATAACAACAAATTCAAATATTTAAAAAATGAAAGAACAATTTTTGGTGACGGTAAGCTACACCGTCGAAGTGGAAGACAAAGCGGTTAAACGTAAGGAAGACTATATAGTGTCGGGCGTAAGTTTCACGGACATAGAGACGAAGGTAAACAAAGAACTTCAACACCTCATTAACCCAAGCTTCCTGATCCAGTCCATAAAACGTGAACCTATCACAGGCTTCTTCAAGGAGTTTGCCGACGTAGAAAACCTATGGTACAAAGTCAAGGTACGCACACAGGATCCAGACAGCGAGAAAGTAAGATTTATTTCTTACCTCTACTATGTCAATGCGGAAAATACGGGTAAGGCAAATGACTTGGTTTGCGACGAGTTGGCACAGGAGTTTAAGGACTTTATTGTAGTCAGTATAGCGGAGACTAAAGTAGTCACAACTTTTTAACTTTAGATTAACGGATTTATATGGCGAGGATTGAAAAATTGTCGCTATTTTTGTACCATCAAAATAAAACAGGAATGAATAACGACAGATTACAAAGGGAAATAGGCAGACTAAAGTCAGATTTTGAATCCGTAATGGATTCCTTGGTTTACGAAATTGAGGAACTGGAGTCTAAACTTGAAAAATCCGAATTTGAAAAAGAGGGACTATGCGAGGAAATAGAAAATTTAAAATCTAGGGAGGACGCATAAGATGGGATCAATATCGGTAGGTAGCACAAACCGTCTTCTAGAGATGAAGGAAGAACTTTTATTGCTTGGATTTGAACATGATACACAATGGGAAGACTGGGGACAGGAAAAGGACGCAAAGTTTCTCAGGATGTACGGAAACGGAAAGTTCGCCATGTTCAAGGATCTTTACGAGTACCATAAAAGAGACTTGGTCAACATAGAAGACGATTATGGTTTCAAGACTTCCTTGGAACGCCATATACAATTTACCAAAGATTTTAAGTTATGACGAAACAGGAATTATTACTGCTCCTAGTGATGGAAGAGTGCCAAGAGATATCACAAAGGGCTTCAAAGGCACTCAGGTTTGGTTTGGATGAGGTACAGGACGATCCTGCACAAAATCCCTTTAAATTAAACAATTTGGAGCGGTTGTTGGATGAGTATAACGATTTGGTGGGAGCAATGGGTTATTTACAGCTTCAAGGTATCCTTCCCGAACAAATATTGTGCCCCATAAAAATTGGTAATAAATTAGAAAAGATAGAAAAATATCTCAAATATTCCCAAGAACTAAAAACGGTATCAAATTAATGTCCACACAAATAAACAGGGAGCAAATTGTTAGTGTGACAGTCTACAAAAAAGCTAAAGCTAGGCAGTACTCATATAAGCCAGCCATAAATAAGTGGTACTTTAGGAGAAAGGAAGGATTTTATTTCTGGAACTTTAGTACCATTGACTACCTTCCCGATTGTCTCTATGTTGACGAGGGGATAATTTATCATAAGCCCCACATGGAAATAAGGATGTCCAACGGACAATATTTTGAAAAAATATTTTGTGGGTGTGGAAGGGTTGGAAACCTGGATGGAAGAAAATATAGACAAAAATAAATTTTTGGTCATTTATGGGAATTAAGGTAATTTCGGCTTTTGATGGTATGTCGTGTGGATATCTGGCTTTAAGGAGACTTGGTATACCCATAGAAAAATATGTATCTTTTGAGATTGATAAACCGGCCATGCAATTATCTAAGGCCAATTGTGAAAATATTATCTATATGGGTGACATAAGGGATACTAATTTTCAGAATTTATTAGGTGCGGATTTACTTTTGGGAGGATCTCCTTGTCAGTCGTTCTCAATGGCGGGTAAACTTAATGGAATGTCCACTAAAGATAGCATAGAAGTTTTATCGTTGGACCAATATCTGGACCTAAAAGAGAAAGGATTTGAATTTGAAGGTCAATCTTACCTTTTCTGGGAGTACGTGAGAGTTTTAAGGGAAGCCAAGCCAAAATACTTCTTGTTGGAAAATGTTCACATGCATAAAAAATGGGAAGATGTCATTTCCAAAGAATTAGGCGTCAGCCCTATTAAGATAAACAGTGACTCGGTTTCAGCCCAAAGTCGTAAAAGAAATTACTGGAGTAACATACCTGATATACAAATGCCTGAGGACAGGGGTATTCTTTTAAAAGACATACTGGAAGATTTACCCGATTGTCCCATAGGGATTGCGGTCAGGGAAAAATCAAAATGTGTACGTGTCGGAGGGAGGAGTTCACCATTCGGAATGATTACCTCCTGAGTGTGCCCCTCCCGTAAGGCATCCCGCCTTGTCTATACTCGGCTTTACCTTACCTTTTTTGAAACACGTTGGAAGGGACTGTCCCACTCAGGAGGTAATCATTCCGATATGGGCATCATTCACACGCCTTTCGCCACAAGGAGATACTCCGTAAGGGAGTGTGGAAGGTTGCAGACCTTTACGGAGGAAGAAATTACCAACATAATCAATTCGGGAGTTTCCAACAGCCAAATATACAAAGCCTTCGGAAACGGGTGGACTATTGAGGCAATATTGGAAATATTAAGCCCCCTATCAACAGAATTTAATAATATTCAATAAAATGGAAGATAAAGCATTAGAATTTGTAAGTGAATTTAACGCAAACGAGGAACAGACGTTTTGGGAGTTGGTAAATAACGGCTACATCACAGCCGTATCACTTGATAACATATATCTTTTCTGTGAAGGTAGCGATCCAATAGACTATGTGGAAGAAATTACCTTGTCCAATATGGTCAAAAAATTACAGCCGCTTTTAAACAAAGCTTCCTCCATGCTGAACAAAAAAATAGGACAACATGTGGAAGATTTTGAAAAAGAGATTCAACGTAAGTTTGAGGGAGTAAAAGTGTACGGTAACAGGGACGGATTGAACGTTACCTTCAACGTACATTACACACCAAATTATGACATAGACGTAATAGAGGCTTATATGTATAACCTTCTGGAAGACGTGAGTTATTTCTTTGGGGATAACGTAAAGTTTAACATAGGCAGAACTTTTGAGACAGAAAATGCTGGAACTTAAAAACACCCTAAAGGACAACAAGGAACTACTTGACATACACAACAGGCTGGAAGTCAATATGGACCTCATTCACTCCATAGTGGGAAAGGAAATAGGCTATGGCAGCTTCCGCTGCGTCTATGAGTATAATCTTGATCCAAAATATGTGGTCAAGGTGGAATTCTCAGGCTCCACAAACAATACTTCGGAGTTCCTTTTGTGGGAAGAAATCCAGGAATTGACGGGAAACCTTGCGTGGGTAAAGAAATGGTTCGCGCCCATACTGTGGACGAGTCCCAACAAGAAAATCATAGTTATGCAACGGACTTTTGAAAAGCCCGAGAAGAAAAGACCTGCTACCATACCCGCATTCTTTAGCGACGTGAAGCAGGATAACTTTGGATGGATCGGGAATAACCTGGTCTGTCACGACTATGGGTTCCTACACAAATTCATAAAATACGATAAGAAATTCCAGAAAGTGGTATGGTAAGCAATATGTTAAAAATAATTATCCGAAAACTTTTAGATTACGGGAGGTAACAGATATGGCAACTAAATTTAAAAATAAGTCCACGGGCGTGATTGAGGAGTATTTAAAGAAATATAACATATCTTTACAGCAAGCCATAAACTTTTCAGACAAGACAAAGGCAGCTTTTAGGGAGGGTGTTAGAAAATAAAATTTTAAGATGGACAAGGAGTTTTTAGGAAAATTAGAGGAACAGTTTAAAAATGTACCCACTGGTATCGCAACCATAGTTTTTGCAGATTTGCCTTATGGAACGACAAATTGCAAGTGGGACTCTCTGGTTAATCTGAAAATATTTTAGGAAGAGTGTTGGAGGGTACTAAGACCTAACGGGGTAGTCGTATGCACCGCACAAATACCTTTCAACATAACTTTGGGCAATTCAAACATGAAAGACCTCCGTTATGAATGGATATGGGAAAAAACACAGGCCACGGGAGGAATGAACTCTAAAAGGATGCCCATGAAAGCACATGAAAACGTCATGGTATTCTACAAAAAGACTCCCGACTACTATCCGATAAAAACATTTGGACATGTAAGGAAAGTAAGTAGTGCCAAGAATAGGGCAGCTTGTATAGTAAGACGTAATGAAAAAGAAAGTTACCTTTACAACAAGGAGTACGCCGATAAAGTGGAAGATTACGATAGCACCGAACGGTACCCACGAAGTGTCATAGAATTTCCTTCGGATAAGCAAAAATTGGCGTTACACGAAACACAGAAGCCCGAAGCCTTATTGGAGTACATAGTGAAAACTTACACAAAAGAGGGTGACATAGTGGTGGATCCTTGTAGGGGAAGTAATACTACGGGTGTGGTTTGTGACAGACTAGGAAGAGGGTACTACGGCATAGAAAATGATGAATATTATTACAATATAGGTATCCTGCGCCGTAAAAACCCAAAACTAAAGACAAAAGAGTTAAAAGGACTTTATGAAAGTATTTATGGATAGATCTGCACTTCTAAATAAATATCAATACTACCTAGAAATAGTGATGAGAAAAGAACCGGAGAACACCACAATGGTAGAAGTACAGGCTACTTCTAAATGGATATTGGAACAGATAATAGAAGATTTAAAAAATGAGCAAATCCACACATACGAACATATTGAGGGCAGATAATTTTCCATGTACGGAAAGTAGAAGACCAAACGTTTGGTACATGGAAGGAAAGTGTGATAACTTGTTTACATTGACTTCCAATGGATTTGAAGTCATTTGTGGGGGAAGTAAAAAGAGATTGCTTAAGTTGGTAGAGAAATGCATAGATTAAATAAAATATTCGTGTGTGATTGTGAAACAGACGGCTTTCTTGAGGAAACCACCAAAATACATACATTTGGTATAGGATGGCAGGGGCAGAAATGAAATATTGACAGTTTACAGGGAAGCGGTAAATGAGGCTTTGATGGAGGTGCTTGACAATGGGTAGATTTAGGGAAGTATTGGAGGAAATGGCTTCGGAATTAGCTTTTGATACATACGAAGATTTCCGTAGAAGTTGTTATTTTGAGAAAGACGCTGATGATTTTAACAATGAGGCCGTTAAAAGGTATGTCACCGAATGTTTCACCGCCACGTTAAAACAAGCTTCCATTAACGCCAAATGGAAAACAATGTCCACCGAAGACAGCATAAACGACGCAATATCACATAATTATGGAGAATATATTTGCGTAGATGAGAAAAGTATTTTGAGTGAAGATAATTTTGTGATTTTATGATAAGTATTGAGGAGGTAGATGATGGAAGATAAAGGAATTTGGATTTATGATATTGAAACATTGGCTAATTTGTTTACATATACAGCCAAGAACAGGGATACAAAAGAAATAGTACAATTTGTTATTTGGAAGGAAAGGAACGATTACGCCTCATTCGTAGACCATTTACGTAAATGTAAAGGAATGGTGGGATACAATAATTTAGCATTCGACTATCCGGTAATACACCATTTGTTAAAAGGTATCCCCGAAATGCAATATTGGACAGGGGATAAAATAACAGCTTCCGTATATAAGAAAGCACAGTCTGTTATCAAGGCCGAATTTTCCACAGTAAAGGAAGAGGAAGTAATGATTCCACAAATGGATCTTTTTGCTATTTGGCACTTTAACAACAAGGCACGTATCACTAGCTTAAAGAGACTTGAGATAAATATGAATTATCCCAACGTTTTGGATATGCCTTACCACCATACAACCAAAATCAAAACCGTTGAACAGGTACAGGAAATTCTGGATTACAACATCAACGACGTAAACGCCACGGAAGAGTTCTATTACAAGACCGAAGGTAAGATGGAACTTCGTAGGGGGTTGTTGAAGAAATATGGAATGAAATGTATCAATTACCCCGATTCAAAGATAGGTGAGCAGCTTGTTTTAAAACTTTATTGCGAGGCTACAGGTTTATCCGAGGCAATTGTTAAACGTTTAAGGACCCACAGAAGTCTTTTTAAATTTGCGGAATGCGTTCCCTCATATATTAAATTCCGCACGGAACCTTTCAAGGAAATGTTTAGTTACATACAAAGTATCGAAGTCAAGGAATTGAAAGATTCTTTTGCCTACAGTTTTACTTCAAACGATTTTCAGTTTGATATTGGAACGGGAGGAATACATGGTTGTATTAAGGCAGGGGTTTATGCTGCGGAAGACCAAATAATAATTGACGCCGACGTGGCAAGTCTTTATCCGAGTTTGGCCATTGCCGAAAAACTTTATCCTGCACATTTGGGTGAAGTTTTTTCAAAGGTATATGAAGACGGTATTGTAAAACCCCGTCTATATGCCAAAGAAAAAGTGGACGGAAAGATGAGGGATAAAATCATGGCCGATGGTTATAAACTTTCAGCCAATAGCGTATACGGTAAGAGCAACAGTGAATTCAGCTTTCTTTATGATCCTTTATACACCCTCAAAACAACTTTGGCGGGGCAACTTGCCTTATTGATGCTTTCTGAACTCATGTTCATGAAAATTCCAGGTTTGCAGATGTTACAAATAAATACGGACGGTGTTACCGTAAAGTTTGACAGAAAACATATCGACATGTATTTCAAGGTCTGTAATTATTGGCAAGAAATCAGTAAATTGCAGCTTGAGTATGTTGAGTATTCAAAGATGGTCATACGTGACGTAAATAACTACATTGCCGTTTCTTCAAATGAAATATTTTTTGAAAACGATTCCTATATATATAAACCAAAGGTTTCCACTAAATACAAAGGAACTTTTAAGGATAACGAAGAATTAAGGAAAGATGGGGAGTGGCATAAGGCATTTTCTCAAGGAATAGTTTCAACGGCGGTGAATAAGTATTTTCTTGAAAACATCCCCGTAGAAAAAACTTTGTCTGAGTGTAACGATATCTATGAATTTTGTAAAACAGGAAATACTACTGGTGAATGGTGGGCCGAAACTTTTGTTTGTGACAATAATGATGAAATAAGCGATATAACGAAACAACAAAAGAACAATAGATACTTTGTATCAACCAATGGTAAATCGTTCCGTAAATGTACCTATAAACCAGATAAAATAACTGGAGAACCAAAACTTACATCTACCGAATATGAAGCTGGTAAAAAAGTAACAATTTTCAATAAATATTTTGAATTACCAATAGAAAAATATCAAATTGATTATGAATACTATGTTGATGAATGTTATAAGTTAATACATAAGATTGATGGAACTGAGGAACGTATGTTAGAAGAAGCTAAAAATTTAAGGGATAAAACAAAACGTGAGAAAGAAGAAGAAAATTATCTTAAATTTTGCGTGAATAAAATACCTACCGAAAAACAATATGAACAATATGTAAGGGAATGGTTAACTGACAAATATGGTGTTCCTGAAGAAATCAAACCAAGTAAAATTAGAATTTCATAATATTTTTGTTAGTCTGAATTAAAAGTATTTTATTTGCATTAATTCTTCCTCTCACAGTAAAAGAATTAAAATATTAACATTCCCTATAGATATGGATGACGAGGTGAGAGGCGTTATGAAGTATTTGTAGGGATTTTCTATTTTATGAGAAAAAAGATAAAAGTAGTGTCAGGTGTGTACAAAATCACAAGCCCCGCCGAAAAAATCTATGTGGGGTCTTCAACTAACATCCACAGAAGGCACACAGAGTATAAAAATTTAAATTGTGAGTATCAGTTTAAATTATACAACTCATTAATTAAGTATGGTTTTGAAAATCATACAGTTGAGATTATAGAAGAATGCGTTAAAGCAGACCTAAATTGTAGGGAACGTTATTGGCAAGATTTCTATGATGTTTTAGATAGAGAAAAGGGCTTAAATTTAGCTTTAGTTGAGTGTGGAGCAAATAGAAGGACTTTTTCACAGGAGGCTAGGAGGAGATATGGTGAAAATCAAAAAGGATCCAAGAACCCCGTTGCTGTCCCAGTAATTAATGTATTAACCAAAAAAGAGTTTGGGTGCATATCTGATGCACGTAGCTATGAAGGGTATGGGACTGTTTTTGAAGCTAAGTTGGCCGGAAGAGTTACTAACGATACTCCCTATATTTATAAAAAATTTTATGAAGATTATCTTTCAGGACTTTTTACAAATGTTAATATTCATAAAGATAGAAGACTGGGGTGGGAAGTGATAAATATATTAACAAAAGAAGTTTTCAAGACAGTAAAATTAGCTGCTAAAACATGTAAAGATTACAAATATAGAACTATAGTCGTATGGCTTTCAAATCCAGATGTAAACAGAAGTCCCTTTAAGTATCTTAAGGATTATAAAGAGGGTGATACTCTCAATATCGAGATTCCTCTCCCCACAACCAAGAAAAAACAAGTTATTGATAAAAATACTCTAATTGTCTACCCCTCTGTAAGTGAAGCATCAAGGCAGTTAGGATTAGTAAAATCAACGTTATTAGCTTCTGTTAGTCGTGGAAAGCATCCTATAATAATGCCTTTAGAAAAGTTTTTAAGATTAAATCCTGAAATGAGCGCTTTGGATTTTAAATTCATTTGAAGAAATTATAGATAAATACTTTTAACAAAACTTTAAAGCCTTGGCACTTGTCAGGGCTTTTTACTTTACCTAATTTTGTACCGTAAATAATTAAAAAATGAACACGGACAAAATTTTAGCACTCATAGAAGGCAGCAATCTGTCGCCCATGCAAAAGTTATCCAATAAAGGCTTCATAGAAAGGGCTGCCTTGTACGAAGTGGAAAGAAAACAGGCCAGGGAGTTTGTGGAGTCCATAGCTTCTATAAATAATCTACAAGAAATTTTACTCGACACGAAGGACTACGTAATCTATACGGTGAGGGGAAAGGATTGGGACAGTAAATATCCTTTCAGGTACATCTATAAGAATGGAGAAGATAAGTGGTACCCAAGTTCGAAAGTTTGTGCTACGTTGGAAACTGCGATATTGTCATGTCTAGGGGAAAAACATCTTGGATCCAACTCACAATTTATGGATTTTGCAAGTAAAATGTTAGAGATAGGGAAATGATAAACAACTTTTTATACAACAGTTTCTTGGAGATACTGATATTCTTTATAATCGTAGTGTGGTTCATAGGTGCCTGCACTATCATCATTCCTTTTGTCTGTATGATTATGGGAGATGACTACTTCTATTTAAAACCTACCATAGATAATATTCGGGACAATAAAATTTAAAATTATGTCAGATAACTCAGGACTTGGAAAGCGCATTAAAGAAAATTACGAATTTCGTGCAAGACATTATTTACCACGTAGGACTCACACTATTATTAGGTTAGATGGAAAAGCATTCCATTCTTACGTTAAAGGATTGGACAAACCTTTTGACGAAGGTCTCATTGAGGACATGCAGCTTACTACGGCTTATCTGTGTGAAAATATTCAGGGATGTAAATTCGGTTACACACAGTCGGACGAAATTTCTTTGTTATTGACTGACTTCGATAAGTTGGAGACAAGTGCTTGGTTTGACGGTAACATCCAGAAGATTACTTCCATTTCGGCTTCAATGGCGGCGGCAAAGTTTAACCAACTTCGCATGCTGCGAAAAACATCCGTTGTCGAAACTTCACAACCACAAGGTCCTCATGAGATAAACTCCATAAAGGCTTTGACAGATTATGAGATCGAGGGTTTCAAATTAGCCGTATTTGATTCCCGCACCTTTACCATACCCGAAAAAGACGAAGTACTGAATTACTTCCTTTGGAGACAACGCGACGCAGAGAAAAATTCGGTCGCCATGTTGGCGCAAAGCCTTTATTCACACTCGGAACTACATAAAAAGAACGGAAGCGATATGCAGGAAATGTGTTTCCAGAAAGGACATAACTGGAATAACCTGGATGCTTCAAAGAAACGTGGATCGTTCATAATGAAAAGAAGATATGTGAATGGGATATTGGATAGCGAAACACAAATCAATGAAGAAAACGCCAATCAGTTCACGACAAGACACAAGTGGGAAGTAGTGGAAGACACACCATTTTTCGGTAAAGACAGGGAACAAATTTTAAAGTTATTTTAATAAAAACATGAAACTAGAAGTAAAAGAAAACAGCAAAAACTATGCTTGTAGTGTAGTACGAATCGGACAGGTATTTGATATAGAAGGTGCCGATAACATCAAACGGGTCGTTGTTAATGGAAATAACGTTGTGGTATCAAAGGACGTTAAGGAAGGCGAAACTATGCTTTATTTCGTTTCGGGTACACAACTTAATGAGGAATATTGTAGTAAAAACAATCTCTATGATAAGGCCGAGGAGAATTATGACAAGGATAAACGCGGATTCATCTCTTTCCGCCAGCGACGAGTAAAGGCCCTCAAATTACGTGGGGTGATTTCCGACGGTATGCTCATGCCCCTCACAAGTCTTTTACCCTTCCTAGAGCCGACCTCCATAAATTCCCTGAAAATTGGGGATGAATTTACTGATATCAACGGGAATAGTTTGTGTGAAAAATACATAGTAAAAATCCCTCAATCGCAAAATTCAAAAGTACAAAAATCAGTTAAGATAAACAGACTGGTGGATAATCAGTTCTACCTACATGGGGATACCGACAACTTTAGAAAAAACGCACATAAAATAAATGAAAATGATGTTATAGGTATCCACTACAAAAAGCATGGGACCAGTGCGGTCATAGGAAATGTTTTGGTGAATGAACCCCTCACTTGGAAAGAGAAATTAGCTAAATTTTTTGGTGTAAAAGTAAACAAGAAAAAATATGATATCATCTACTCTAGCCGTAAGGTAATTAAAAACGGCTACCTTAACCCCACACAAGGTGAAGGATTTTATGGAGAGGATATCTGGGGTGTGGTTGCCGCCGAGGTTGGGCCGCTTATCCCCAAAAACTGGACCCTATATGGAGAGATTTTAGGTTACACTCCTTCTGGAAATCCTATTCAAGGAAAATACGATTATGGTTGCAAACCAGGTGAACATAAGTTTTACGTATACAAAATCTCGGTGGTTAACTTGGATGGTGAAGTAATTTATCTATCGGATAAACAGATAGACGAGTATTATGAAAAAGTTGGGCTACCATTCAAGGACACTTTATTGTTTTATGGGGTGGCCATAGACCTTTTTGAAAACATTCGTCACGATGTGAATGATAAAGTATTGGGGAGATATTTTAACGAAGATTTTGTTAAGTGTTTAGAATCAAGGTTTAACGAGAAAGATTGTTATATGTGCGTAAACAAAGTACCGGAAGAAGGGATAATTATTCGCAAGGAATCTTTATATGAATACGAAGCCTATAAATTAAAGTCAAAAAAATTCCTGTTGATGGAATCCGATGAACAAGAAAAAGAAATTTCAAACATAGAAGATGAAGGATAGTAAGATAATTGTCACGGTCGGCTGTAGTAATTCTGGCAAATCGACGTTCGCACACAACGAATGGTTAAAAAATCCGTTGAATACCGTAGTGATAAATCGCGATAAGTTATGTGAGACACTCTTCAGTTACACGGAACAATCAATATCGGAGTACTATCAACGCCCTGACCTTTCCAAATTGGAAAAGGTTGTGACCAAGTATGAAGATACCCTGATACATGAAGCCTTGCAGGAAGGTAAGGACGTAATAGTGGACGCGACGCATTTAGAAAACAAATATCTTGACAGGTTTGAATTCTGGAACGTTCCCATAGAATACGTTTACTTTGACATTTCTTTGGAGGAAACCCTCTTACGTGACAGTCTCAGAAACCGTAAGGTAGGCGAGGAAGTCATCAGGAAGCAATATGATAAGTACAAAAATTTACAACGGCGTGGGAACTATGTACCGGTTACCCTAGAGAATAAATCCCACAAACAGCCTTGTACCATTTACGACCTTGACGGGACCTTGGCCGACATGGCCGGAAAACGGGGACCATACGATTGGGATAAAGTTGACCAAGACGATATTGTCACTTCCGTAAAAAATGCCATAGGTACGAACAACACATTAATTATATGTACGGGGCGTGACTTTGAAGCTTTTGAAAGAACCAACTCTTGGCTGGAATATCACGACATTCCTTATGACCACTTGATGATGCGGAAAAACGGTGACCAAAGGCCTGATTGGGTGGTGAAGGAAGAAATGTGGAGAAGTATAGTTAAAAGCTACTATATAGAGGCACTTTACGACGACCAGTGTCAAGTTGTAAGGCGAGCCCGGTCATTGGGTTTAAAAGTATTTCAGGTAGAATATGGTAATTTTTAAGACTTTTTTAACGTGGGCTAATAATGGTCCACGTTTTTTATTCTATACCTTTGTATCAAAGATTTAAAACATGAAAGAGCTAAAACAATATTTAAAGTTGACAGTAAAATCAGAACATCAAAATTACATTGAATTCAAAATTAATGACTTAGTCATAGGAGCTTTTCTTGTAGGGGTCGTAACCGGGGCTGTTTTAATGCTTGTCGCCCTATGAGCAGGGTATTTTTTATTTCGGATCTTCACCTAAGCCACAAAAACATGGCTTTAAGACGTGGGTTCAAGGATGAAACGGAACACGACAATCGTATAATAGAAAGTTGGAACAAGGTGGTGAACAAAAGGGATACGGTTTGGATACTTGGCGACATTTCCATGGAAAAGACTGCGCCTTACCACTTGCTTTCAAAACTGAACGGCATAAAAAACGTGGTACTTGGTAATCATGACCAACCGCAACACGTACCCGAATTGTTGAAATATGTGAATAAAGTGTGCGGCTGTATACAGTATAAAGGCTACATGTTAAGTCACATACCTATCCACGAGAGTGAACTTACACGTTTTAAGGGTAACGTCCACGGGCACGTCCATGAGAAAAGTTTGCCAGACAAAAGATACATAAACGTATCATGCGAAGTAATAGATTATACACCTAAATTATTGAGTGAATTATTATGAAGAGAAACGAATATAGAGTCTTAGAGACAGGTGAAGGTTTTTATCCCCAAACAAGGGGTACCGGAAGATTGTTCAGTGAAGATTGGAAAACAATAGCTGAAGTCTTGGTTCGGGGAGAAGTATCATATTTGTTATATGAAGATATAGATAATGTGCGCCCACAAGAATCTTTAGCTAAGGCCACAGATACAGTTAGAAAATATAAAAACTTATCTCCTCCTACTTACAAGATACATAACTTATGACAGCAGAAGAAAAAGCTAAGGATTTAATACAAAAGGTAAATATTCCCTCCAACTATTTGGAAATAGAATTTGAGAAGGGTTACAAAACGGATGACTACGGTATTTCTGATTATTACGCCGTGGACGTATCTTTGATATTCGTTGAAGAGATATTATACCATCTTACAAACTCGATTACTTCTTTTGTTTATTGGGATAATGTGAAAAAGGAACTTCAAAAAATAAGGGAGAGTCTATGAGTAAATACTACACGGGCGTAGGTTCAAGGAAAACACCCAAGGAAATTTGTGACTTGATGACGAAGATAGCTTCCGAATTGGAGAAGCAGGGCTACATACTTAGATCCGGAGGAGCTGCGGGATCGGATTTTGCCTATCAGAAAGGTGTCCATAAGCTTGAAAACAAACAAATTTTCATCCCCTGGAAAAACTTCGGTTATGGCATATCCTTGGAGGATTTGATACCAGAAAAAGTTCAGGATGCCATGGAGTTGGTAAGCATAATACACCCCAATCCTAAAGCCCTTACTGATGCGGGGTGGAAATTGCACGCGAGAAACGTATTTGAAGTTCTTGGGTCAACATTAAAAGAGCCTAGCAAGTTTCTTATATGTTATGCCAAAATAGACAAGGATGGTAACCCGCTACATGGCACAAGAACTGCGTGGATGGTAGCAAAATTGCATGAAATTCCCTGCTTCAACCTTTTCATCAAGGCGGATTATGATAGGGTGATTAAAATGTTGGATCCTAAAAAATGATGTACCTTATATTTACCTTGGCCTATCTTATACCTATGCTTACACTATGGAGACTTCTGTGGCTTTCCTATTATCACAAAGATGGTTGCCTATATGGAAAGGAGCCTTTAGGGGTTGAATTTTTCTTTGTGGTGATACCTACCATTAACTTAATTGCTTTGCTGACTTTTCTTTTTATGGGCGGCTGGAGACGTAAAATAAAAAATAATTTGGGTTTTATTAGGAAGCATGAAAATTTCGATTTACCTTTGGAGCATTATTATGTTTATGGTGGCAAGAAAGTTGATGCCGGTTATAAATGGATACTTGGACATTTGGAATTAAGGAGAAAACAATTAAAAGAATATTATGAGCAAACTAAGATTTAAGACAGACGCTAACCCCGTATCAGCGGACGATTTCTATTATGACCTTACTAAAGGCGGCTATATTAAGCTGGAAGAATTTTTGGAACCCGAATCCGTGGAGGATTTACGCAATGCCTTGGCGTTATTGGACGAGTTTGAGAGCGGGATGGAAGAGTTGGGTTATCTGGAGGAAATGTAGATTATGGAAAGTTTAAAGGCATGGCACGTAAAGTGCTTCGATATATCAGACGAACCTTGGCATTGGGATGAAGTGATAGTGTACGCCTCGACAAGGAATAAAGCTCGTTCAAAGGGCTTGAAATATTTTGATGGGGCGGAAGTAGAAGAATATTCTGGTAAAAGGAACGCGATGAATCTTCCCTGAAAATGGTGGAAGAAAATCCGGATGGGTATGCAGTAGTTCGGAATGGCTCTTACGGAAGTTATTGGGGTCCTAATCGTTGTGGTTACTCCACGTCAATATTCTTTGCGGGACTATACCCCATAGAAGAAGCTTACGACATAGTTAGAGGCAGTGATTATTCCAGACAGGAGATTATGTAAATAATATCCAAGGAGGATTTCAACAAAAACATAACCGATGAGATCGATAGGCTCACTACCATCCACAATAACTTCATTTTACATTTACAATCAAAAATACAAAAATGATTATAAAGAACGCAATTCAGTGCAATCACTGTAAGGAAGAAATTCGATCCTACAACGTACACGATGCTAAGATGTGTCATTGTAATACTTGCGGGGTTGACGGTGGTTACGAATATCTTAGGCGTGTAGGTGACAATTACACTGAAAAATCTGTATATTTTAACAGTGAAACACATTTTGCCGATGTCAGGGAATATGTTTTACGTGGTGGTAGAGGTGAAGATGGTAGGCAGCCTTTTAAATATGTTCCGTTGCCAGAAATTGATGACGAGTGGTTGGAAGCCATAATCAAATATGGGCAAATCCATAGACCACACAACAGGTTCCTGATTTTGTATCAACTAGAAAAAATGTGGAGGGAGGAGCAAAATGTCTAGTCTCATTAAATGGTTTTGCATTTTCTTCACTGACGATTGGGTAACCGTAGCAAACACAAGTGACTATTGGAAATACTATGGCGAATATGGTACTGAAATATGTTCAAGATATTATTACATAAAATATTCTGACAAAAGGAAACTGTACAAAGTATTTTACCACGGGTCAGGATACCCCTCAAAGTCGATAATGGACAATTTAAAAACTCAATGTAAAGAACTTAATGGAAAATTATAAGATAATATATGACGAAGCTGCCTTACAGGACTTCATTGATAACTTCCTTCCCGATCTTACGGATGATGAACTTTTCTACGTTTGCCTGTTTGCCAGAAAGAAATACATGCCTTCGCTCGTAAACAAAGGTAAGGATAAACACCAGTTGTGGAGAAACACCTGCACCAAGAAAGATTTGGTTTATAAATTAAGGCAGTTGGAAATACCTGTAGGCCGTTACTTGATGGACGGAATAGAAATGCCAAACGACGGACTTGCAATCTACATAGCACCAAATCCAAGAAGTATTAAAAAGGCTTGTGCAAACATGGCACAGACACTCGTAAGAATGCTTGCCACGGGCGATAAATTTATTCGTCCAAACCAATTGGGATTGACCGAACTTCACAGGGCCAAGTCAAGGACAGTTTACGTGGATTTTGATTTTGATAAATGTGATTATTTGGATAAGAAAGAAGCCATAGATAATTTGATTGGTATGGACACTCCGCGTAAGATTTTGGTGACAAGGGGTGGATTTCATCTCCTCCTTAAACCGGAAGACATCCCCAAACAATATAACAAGCATTGGTATATGGGATTGAAGGGTTTGGACGGATGTGACGACGATCAACAGGAATCGGATATTATGGTTCCAATACCAGGTTGTATCCAGGGAGGTTTTATACCTAAATTTATTGTATGATGTTACAGGTCATACAAGATAGACACAATGGAATATTGTGTTTTATGATGGGCAGCAATATCACCACAGGCATAAAAGGTGCCATAAACTGGTTATCTTTGCTTCCACCCGATTATAAAGACTGGTTAGAGGTGGAGTTTAACGGAATATTACTTGATAAAAGCGGAAAGGTTATATTTTGGGAACAATTTGAGGTGATAGTGAAAAACCTTTAACTAATGTTTAACGATTCCCTATTAATTACTTTATAACTTTATTCTTACATTTGCAGAACAATTTTTAAAAAGGTTTCGTTTTGAAATACGACGGGATCAGATTAGGGTTATTAAACTTATTTATGATGGAATTATTTTTAATGTTTTTCTTATTTCTATTGCCTCTTGCATTTTTTGAACTTATGATAAGGGGTACGGGATTTCCTCCCCCAGAAGTCGAAAGATACCTATTGGGTACCAGTTATGTTGATTTTATATCAAATGATAATATGGCCATAAGCGGCGGGATTGCCAACAAATCAATACAGTGCCTGACCGTAAGGTGGCATATTGTTTTTAAGGGCAAAACTTATGTCGTGGAAAGAGGAAGTGAGCTAGGTAAATTTTTAGATATAAAATTTGAAAAATTAGTGGAGAAAAGAAATGCCAGATTACAGAAAGGAAGCTAAACATTTGATAGGGTTGGGTATTTCGGTCACACCATTGGATTCGGATGGGGGGAAGAAATCCAAGATTAAGTGGGAGCATTTGAGAAGGAGGTTTTTGACGGATTGGGAAATTGATTTGTACTGTAAGGACTGTGGAGGATTGGCTGCCATAACCGGAGGATTTTCCAAGTTGGTCTGTATAGACTTTGACCTTGACAAACAATTACCACACCAAGACTATTGGAAAGCCTTTTGTGAGGGCATCCCCGAACCATTGAGGAAAAAATTCAGGGTGAACGAGACGAGAAGCGGGGGGAAGCACATTTGGTTACGGACGGAGGGCTTTTTGGACGGATCAAGGAAAATAACCCACAGACTGAAAACCATTCCCGAACTGTTCAAGGAATTCGAGGAAAAAAAGGAAGGTACGGATGAAACCAAACTAAATTCCACGCTCCTCAACAAACCTACCAAATGCGTCATAGAGACACGTTTTGAGGGAAGTTATGGGGTTATAGTACATCCAAATTACAAACACTTCTACGGTATAAAACTGTTCTCCATAAACTATGACGAATGGCGGACCATAGAAGAAAAACTGTATTCTTTGGACTGTGGTTTTGTTCCAAGACCCAAATATGTTGGTGAGGCTTCGAGTTATGCCCTTATAGGTAAATACAACTCGGAAACGAACTCCGATATGGTGGCGGATATGATGGTGGGTACGGGCAACTACACCATAAACGGTTATGACAGGGAAGGCAATGTCCTGCTTAAACGGGACGGAAGCAACAATTCACACTCCTCCAAGGTATTCATTGATACGGGTAACATAATCGACTTCGGGGAATCAAACGTTTTCACGGACGAAAAGAAATCACACACGCCTTTCGAGGTGTTCTGTGCCGTTAACTGCCTGACGGAAGACGAGGCAATTGAAAAACTGAAAGAAATTTATGAGAAATAGAGTATGATAATATACTGTCCTAACTGTAAGGAAAAACTTTCGGAAAATAAAAAGCTATCACAAGGCGTAAAAGAGTGTAAATCTTGTGAAGGAAGGTACTATATACTTGAAACTACTTCACCTATAAATGAACGAAAACTAAAATAATGGAAGATAAATTTGAAAGACTAGGTCTAGTGATTGATGCGGTCGATAATTTAGTACATGCGCTAGAATTACCATTACCACCAGATTTTCATTTAAACCAATTGAAAAGTATGCTCCCTGAAAAAGTGAATTTACTTAAAAAGTGTTTTGAAGAAATAACTGAAGAAAATCCTTGGAAATAATGTACGAAGAAGAAATAGACGAACAAGAATCGGAAGCCGGTGTCAAGGAAGTGATAAACCGTTTCAAGAATACGTTTGAATCCAACAGGGAACTCATCCAAGAAAATGATTGGGTCTGGGGTGACGATATGGAATCCATGTTCGAGCTGGAAGCTGTGATAATGGATACTATGATAAAGAACGCCACGGAACTCTATAACTTAGTAAGAACCAAGCGTAAGGACGATGCAAAAATCGCTTATAAATGGCTGGCAGAGCATAAAAGTCTTTTCAAAATTTTTGAGGTCAAGTGCGAAGCCTTTTTCCGTGAAGGTGTAAGTGCCGTAAAAAAGAAGGTATTGGGTGAAGGCGAGAAAGGCAAGGCTGCGGAACTTGCAGAAATCACTAAGCTTAAGAAGTTCGAGAACAGGGTTACCACACTTTACGCCAAAGGTAAGTCCCAGATGGATCTTATCAAGGTGGAAGGCGCGGACCAAGACGAAATCAACCTGAAACTACGTGCCAACACACCTACCATTCCTTACTCAATGAGAAAGACCATGGAATCAAAGTATCCAGCCATAGCTAAGCAACTTAACAAAAGGCGTGAAGAATACCACGTAAAATTAAAAAAGAAGAAATAAACCTATGGCAGAAAAATTCAAGATAAAGGTAAGCGACATCATCCCTTACCCCAAGGATCTGGACAACAAAATGCTTGAACAGATAAAACGTCTGGGAGAGCTTAAGGATGCCTATATGTCGGCTGGTGACAATATACATACACTTGAGGAGATTAAGCGTGAAATAGTGGGTATCCTGGCCTATTTAAGCACCCTTTACGGAAAGATTAAAAGGTTCAAGGGATCAAACCATACCTTCATGGAAGAGGAACGTAAGGTCTTAAAGGCCCGTGTAATAAAGAAGTTGGTTGACGGGGGTATGTCTTTTACCACGGCGGACAAACTTTGTTATGACGATGATGAGTACAAGGACTATTCAGCTACCATGGGCAGGATGAAAGAAATCTTCACCGGTTACGAGGCCGTGGTTGACATATACCAATATGTCCTACAGAGTGTGATACAAAGTATTTCGGTCTTAAGTAAGGAAAAAAGTAACTATAATAACGTAAGTTGATGGAAAAAGGGATAAATGTTTTAAGTTTGTTTGATGGTATTAGTTGTGGGCAATTAGCTTTAAAAAGAGCGGGTATAAACGTTAATAAATATTATGCAAGCGAAGTAGATAAGCACACTATTAAAATTTGTCAGCACAACTTCCCAAACACTATTCAACTAGGGGACGTAACAAAAGTAATTGCCCCGATACAGATAGATTTACTATTGGGAGGCTCTCCCTGTCAGGGTTTTTCTTCTTCTGGGAAAGGTTTAAATTTTGAAGATCCTAGAAGTAAATTATTTTTTGAGTTTGTAAGGATTTTAAAAGAGGTGCAGGCCTATAATCCAGAAGTTGCTTTTTTACTTGAAAATGTGATTATGAAAAAAGAACATCAAGACGTAATAACAAAATATCTAGGAGTAGAACCTATTCTCATTGACAGTAAATTTTTTAGCGCACAAACTAGGAAGAGGTTATATTGGACAAATATAAAATTTGATACACCTTCAGACAAAGGTATACAATTGGTAGATATATTGGAAGATTGTAAGTTTATGAATCCAGGTGCTATTAGAGGTAGAAATATAAGACCAGCAGGTATTACAGGGCGTAGGCTTAATGAAAAAGGTGTAAGAAAAGACAATGATAAAAGTTTTCCTATTGTTCAATGTTTGGAAGTAAAAGACAGTAATAAATCAAATTGCTTAACAACTGTCCAGAAAGATAATGTCTTAACTTTTTTGGAACCGGGTAGGTATCTAAATGCTTTTGACCGTAAAGAAGATTATAGACATTACACACTAATAGAATGTTGCAGGCTTCAAACATTACCAGATAATTACTTTAATAAAATAATCACAGATACTCAGGCTCTTAAGGCTATAGGTAACGGTTGGACGATAGATGTAATTTCTCACATTCTTAAAAATTTAAAATGGAGTACATAAATTTCAAAAAAGAAAAGCCTCCTTTCTACACACCGATACTCTGCGAATTGACTACGGGGACACATGTGGTCGCTTGGAGGGCAGTGGGTGACGACGATAAAGATATTTATACGATCAACCTTACAGACGACATAATCCAGCACAACAGGATGCTTAATAAGTGGACATTGATAGCACCATCTAAAGTTAAAAACAAATGACACCTCTGTTAAATAAAAAATCACCCTATTTTCCGTATGATAACGTCATTGACTGGTACGATAACGTCAATCCTTATGGAAGAATTCGGAAAGTTATGCAGGATAATTATTTACACAATTGGAAAAAGAAAGTTGAAGATAACATCAAAAATATTATGAGAACAAGAAAATCAATTGAAGTGGATATCCAGGATAGGAAAATCCAAGTGGAGAAATTAAATGCCGAGATATTGGAACTGCGTAAGGAAGACTTGATGTTTTCCGATCAGGAACGCCAATATGTTGAGTCCATTGAAACCCACGGCAGGGGTAAGAAAAAAGAAGAAGTGCTGGTCGGACGTGTCCATTGGAAGGAAACTTTTGTAGACGAAGACACGAAACAATCTTTGGTTATCAATAGGAGTGAACCGGTTAAATGGAATGGGGAATGGTTATGATATATTTAGTTTTTATACTATACGTAATGCACTTTATGGTGAGTTATCTACTTGGTAGATATTACTGGAGGACTAGTTTTCCTGATTCTTACACTTATAACGAGGTATTTCTGGTATTTTGTACTTCATTATTCCCTGTATTTGGAATCCTTTGGTATGGGGGCCATGCCTTGTCTGCATTTTTAAAAACAAACGCAAAGACTCCTCCAAAATGGCTTTAAAGAATTTATCTATACCCCCGCATCTAGCTTATAAACTTAAGGAATTGGGTTTTGATGAAGAGTGTTTTGCCATTTATCAGGGCGACCATTGGGAACCTCGATATAAAAGCAGAAACTCCCAGAAACTGGGTAGGAAGATGGGTAACAGAAACAATGGTTTTTGCACGGCTCCTACGTGGGATCAAGTTTGGAAATTTTTCAGGGATACTCATAATCTTCTACACATCATAGATGGGATACACAGTACAGAAGCTTTTGAATTTGATTGTCAAATATTGAACTTAAAAAATGGAACATACTATGTTCTAAGTTATGCAGGAAATGATTATTTAATGGCACAAACGGCCTGCCTTGAAAGGCTATTTGAAATTACAGAGGATATTCTTAAAAATGGGTAAAACTTTATTTCCATACCAAGAAAGGGCGTACAATGATTGTATGTCCTTTTTGCTTTCCACGGAAAAAGGTGATGACAGTGGTATATGCATAGCCCCGACCGCCCATGGAAAATCGCTGTTGTTGGCCAAGATGTCCCAGGAAGTTGACTTCCCTATTCTTTTTGTCGTACCCTCAATAGAGCTCCTAAAACAAAATAAGGCTGCCATTGAGGGCGAAGGCGGTATCGTATCGGTCTATTCGGGCAGTTTTGGTAAGAAAGTTATCAGCGGCTTAACCATAGCCACCGTCGGATCATTAAAAGATGTCTCGAAATTTAAGGAGAACAAAAATAAGCATGTAGTGGTTGACGAGGCCGATTACAAATATTCCGAGATAGGGATGTTTAACGACTTCATAAAGGACCTTAAACCAAAAAAGCTACTTGGGCTCACCGCCACGCCGTTTAAGACCGCTTCCACAAAAGGCTTCGTCTGCCCCATATTTTTGGATAAACTCAGGCCCAAACTGTTCAAGAAGATAATACATGTTACGCAGGTACAGGAAGTCATTGATGCGGGCAGGTGGAGTAAACTTGAATATGTCAGCACACCCTTCGACGATTCCAGGTTAAAGGTGAACTCATCCGGAACAGAGTTTGATGACGAAAGCGTAAGGAAGGAACTGGAATTGCAGGGAACCAGAAGGAGCCTTTGCAAAGATTTACGTGAGATATTAAAGACCAAAAAACGACACGAAAAGGTGCTGGTATTCATGGATAGCGTGGAAACGGCAAATATAGTGAGCGATTGGGTCAACGGTCTTGGTTTGTGTAAGGCAGCCGTTATAAGTGCTGGTACCAAGTCCTCTGAAAGAAATGATTTCATAGAGGAATACAAGGTCATGTCCTCCGATGCGGGGGTCATCATAAACTATGCAACCTTGACTACGGGGTTTGATTGTTCCCTGATTTCACATATATTGATAGGTAGACCATTCGGTACGATTCGTCTATTTTATCAGGTGGTCGGTAGAGGCGTTCGGGTAAACGAAATTAAGCCTTTTTGTACCATACACGATTACTGTGGAAATATCGAAAGATGGGGTAAAGTGGAAGATCTGAATTACGAAAACATTCCGGGATTCGGGTGGGGACTTTTTTCAGGCGAAAGACTTTTGACGGGTGTTCCTTTGAGATTGGATAAAGTTATTACCAAAGAGTGGCTAAAAAATCCGCCAAAGCCAGTATTCGTGAAAAGTGATCTGTTAATGCCATTTGGGAAGTTTGTTGGTCTCAAGGTTAAATTTCTTAAAAAGTTCTACCGTGATTTTTTACTAGATAAAATGGATTTAGATATTACAGTGGAAAGAAACAGAGATTTGAAAGACCTTCTGGAACAACTCCGTGAACAGGAATATCTGAAATTATTTCAATAATAGTCAAAATCTTATATATTTCTTAGTTTGAATATGTCTTTTTATATTCGTAGTCTGTAGTTGCAGCTACAAAATTTAAGAAAACATTTATTACACACCCGTGATGAGTAAGAAGCTGCAACTTCCCAAAGTTACGGGTTTTTTATTTATAACTTATGAAAAATAAGGAGTCTGTCTGTGGCATATATAAGATCATTTCACCTACTGGAAGAATCTATATTGGCCAATCAAAAAATATAGATAGAAGGTGGGAAGGTTATAAATATTTATCACATACAAAAGAACAGCCAAGGCTTCATAGATCATTTTTAAAATATGGGGTGTATTCTCATACATTTGAAGTAATAGAAGTATGTTGTGAAAATAAACTAAATATACGAGAAAGATTTTATCAAGATTTTTTTAAGGTACTAAGTCCTACAGGGTTGAACTGTACACTAACAAAAACAAATGAAAAAGTGGGGTATAAACCTACTAAACGTTACAAAGTTGTTGATAAACAAGGGAAATTATATAAGATAGAAGACTTGCAAAAATTTTGTAACGAAAACGATTTAAACTATCGTAATATGATGTTTGTTCTATGTGGAGTAAGAAAACACTACGGAGGTTGGAGAATTTGGTCTAAAACTGTTGAAAATAGTCCCTACGTTAAAAATAAATACTACTTGGTAAATCCAAATGGTATACCAGTAGTTATAAATCATCTTCAAGATTTTTGTTTAGAAAATAAATTAAAGCATAGTTGCATCAAATCAGTAATTTTTGGAAAACAATTTCAACATAAAGGATGGAGAAAAGATCTGCCTGAAAATAGAGTGCCCTACCAAGAAAAACTTTTTTATTTTGTTAACTCATCAGGACGGACGGTCTCTACAAATAATTTAAAAAATTTCACCATAGAGTATGGATTATCTCATAACGCAATTAAATCTGTAAATAATGGTAGTCAAATAGAACATCGTGGATGGAAATTACATATACCCGAACTTAGTTAAATTTTGTTAACGTCTATTGTATCTGAGTATTTGATTATATATTTGCAAAAGAAAAACATTGGAATGAGAAAAGTAAAATTTAATAAATGGATACCTAAAGAGGTAAAGGAAGGTAAGCAAGTAGAAAATACAAACTGTTGGGAGAAAAATTTTCCTAATGAAGGTTTGTTCCATTGTTGGGGAAGTGCTTACGAAGAATTTGAAAGTGGTACCGGTAATTACACGGTAGCCTTGGTGGAAATTTCTGGCGGTAACGTGGTAGAAGTATTGCCAAGCAATATAACATTTTTAGAATATTAGGGATATGGATTGGATTAGTGTAAATCAGTCTTTACCTGAAGATGACGTAGCCGTATTAAGTTTTATAGGAGGTTACATTTATATGGGATGGTACTATTCATCAAGAGGTGTTTGGCACATAGAGGATGGAGAGATATGTGAAATACCTCCAAACAATGATTTTTTGGTCACACATTGGATGCCGTTACCCGAGCCACCTAAAATTTAAAAATAATATGAATTGGACAGAAATTAAACCACCCAAGAAAGGCTTCTCCCTATATAGTCACACAAGCCTCCTTACACCAATAGGAACTTATGTCATAGAGTGGTCGGATAAAGAGTACTATGTAACACTGAACGGAGAATATGTAGATTCGGAAACGGCTTTATTCGCGGCAAAGGAATTGGTTGTGGAACATTTAGAAATGAAGTATAGTGAATTAAGTAAATTTTTAGGATCATGTTAAAAAGATTATTGATAGTTTTAGGCACCATGCTGTTATTTTGTGTGTCTTTGTATGGTTGTTATGGTTTGGGTGAATTTTACATGGGCATGTTCGGATTCAATACAGATGTTCATCTAAGGCGTCCGGGTGACAGCATTATTATAGGATTTATAGGTTTTTCTTTGACATTTGCTCTTGTATGGGTGGTTTACTTTTCAGGCCTACTTTTAAAAAATTTATATGATTACATAGTTTATGGAAAATAAAGACCTTATAGTACAGTATTCAACAGAAAAGGCAGATGTATTATTTGTGATGGTTTTGGATGATGCGGATTTTTTTCTGATTGTCCCAAATTCATTTTTTTACGACACGGATAATGAAGAGGATATACGGATTGAAATTCCGGATGGCGATTGGCAGCACCTTGGCACTTTGGGTTCATTCACAGAAGAACAGGCTGATTTAATAGTAGTAAATCCGACTTCGGATGGTGAGTTTGAAACTGATGGCATAGGTTCCCTAAATATCATTACCGATAGTCTGGAAGTGTATAGCGTCAATCCGTTGGAAAGACCCGTAGATGAAGACGGATATGTGTTGGACAACATCATGATGAAAGAATGGCAAGCCGCCTAAGCCCGTACTGG